CTTAAACTCAGGCTTCGTCTTTTCATTAACCGCAGTTTGTAACTGTCCATTTGGGCCAACTGTCAAATCCCCTCTATCAATAGCATTCTGGCGTAATCTAAGCATCATAGTTTCCTGCGGGTTCTGCCCCTCTATGTTTGCATACCTCTTGTCAATAGAGGCCCGTATGTCAGGCGATAGGGTATACATGTGAGCGTGAGTAGCTAACAAATCTTCAGGCTCTACCTGGCGTTCATTATGCACCACTACACCTGTTTTATTACCTTGCCTGTCTCTGCCCTGTGATTGTATAGGATTGCTCCATTCCTGCTGCTTAAGCGCCTCTTTATTTGCAGCATCAAAGCCCTCATCAACTTTCGTATGATCGATGTACCGCTCTAACCTATTGTAATTATTCCCCGGTATAAAATCAGAGTGTGACATCGGAGACTGCATAGATTTAATGAGTTGCCCATGCGCTTCATCGCTAAACATATGCGGATTTTGAAGCAACATGTTAGATACGCCATGCTCATTAGCAGCCTCTTTTTTACTCTCGTAAATGAAGTTATTCAAATCATTGTACTTCTGCTGTGCTGTCGCCAATTGGTCTAAACGTTGACGTGAGTTGGTTGGCAGTTGGTTTGCAGCCATCTGCGTCTGCTTCCAATCGTTGTATTTATTGATATAATCCTGCCTATCTGCATCGCGTATGGCTTCAGGGTTAAGTTTGGATGCCTGATTTATTAAATCCTGATCCTTCTTAGCCTGTTCTGCTTTACGCTGCGCAAGTACATTGGTAAAAGCCTGTATAGCGGGAGTTGTATCCCAATACGCACTTTCGCCAACACCGGGAGCGATATTTAGATGATTGCCTGCCATTAGAATTGCTGCCAATTACTGCCAATAGGCATATTAGGTTGATTTTGATAGCCTAATCCTGGACTGTTCCAAAACTGTTGTGGTATTTGCAGGTTGGTTGCAGTTCCCGGCGCTAAACTGGTGGAACTTTGTTTCCCAAATCCCAAGTTATTACTTGCCAAACCACCCGCTAACCCTGCTGCACCATTTAGGGCGTTATTCCAATCCTGATTAGAGGCTGACCGTAATGCCTGCGCCCTGTTAAAGTTTTCCGAGTACTTATCAAACTGGTTATACTGCTGCGCTTGCAATTTCTGATTCGCAATGGCGCTATTAGCTGCCATAACAGAACGCGTACCCTGCTGTCTTGCCAAAGCATCCTGTGCATTAAGTTGCCCGATAGAATTATTTCCTGCGCGAACAATAGCCGCCAAATTTCCGCCCGGATTGCCTGAATTACCTAACGCCGATACCGCGCCTGCCTGATTTGAAGTAATAGCGTTCTGCTGTTGGTTATACGCCTGCTGCGACAAGCCTATTTGAGCCATTTGTTTCGCTAAAGCCAAATTCTGTTTATATTCTTCAGGTATCCGATAGGTGGGACGGGGATTGTTTTTGGCAATAGCATTAGCGTCATGACTTGCTTTTATCCCTTTATATATGCCGATCCCTATGCTCGCCGCGCCTATTCCTGCGCTTACTGCTGCAAATGCCACTTCAATTCCTCCATATTTAGTTCGCGTGTTTCCACCAAATCATCTTCAATTCGCATTAATAACATTTCTTTCATTTCTGAACTCCAACTATTTTCCTCACCTGTAATATATGGCAATGGGTGAGAGGTAGTCCAAATCATATCTTCAAATATCCTTAATATGCGCCTTGAGCCTTTAATTGTGATTCCGGTAAATGGCGCTTCAATTAAACCTAAAAATTGGTCTGCACCATTATAAACTGCTGCTTTCCCTGCTAAAACACAAAAAGCATGTGTAGTTTTATGGACTTTGCTAATGTGCCAATTCTCCAATTCTTCGCCATCTACATTAATTTGCTTAGCTTCCATTAAAATCTGGCGCGTGTACATTCCCGGCGTAAATAAATGCACCAGAGGCGCATGGAACACTTTTCCTTTACTCAATTCAACCTGAAATAAGTCGAGTGCTATGTCTTTGCTGAGTTCAATAGATTCCATCTGACCAAATATAAGTAATTATCGTGAACCAATTGACGAATGCCTACTCACCACATTTATAGTATATAGCAACAAACTTTCTGCGCCCGTACTGATTAGTTCAACGATCATGTAATTGCCACGAAGTACATCACCATCCAACAGCCCCGTGTTAGCATCTCTGTTGAAATTGGCAGCATATACACCCTCCAATGCTTGCACATTCACCTGAGATACACCATCGTCAAGGAACGCCTTTACGTAGTCTATTGCGGCCAATTCACTTATCTGCCCCAAACTCGTCTGTATACCATTTGGGGTTGTTATCATCAGCTCATTGCACTGAATTGATAGGGATTGGAACGTTTTAGGTATAGCAGGTTCGATATTATCTACAAACTGTATGATAGATTGATATTGTACGCCATAAAAGTTATTCCGCGAATCGCTTCCTGCCTCATGCACGTAAATATCGCCATCAAATCCACTGAATACCTTAGTAAACATCGACATAGCCATTTCTGGTATATACGAATAGAACGACACCCATTTTTTTGTCTTTTCGCTGAACGATATGGTATTTTGCGCCTTGTTGTCGTTGATTGTCTCGACAAGCCGTATGGTGAAGTTTGTGATGGAGCAGTTACCGTTGGAGAATATGGACAGCTGGCTCGAAGTCGCCACTTCAATCTCATGAACCCACCCAGTAGTCGAGTGTGACGCACCTATATTGGTTTCCACGACACCACTTGTTATAGTCAATACCTCAAATGTATACTCGTAGGTAGCCCCGATGGTTAAAGGATAGCCGAGTAAGTAGATACTGCCATTATTACAAGATTCGTGCGAAGCGACACTTCCAGACACACTCCATCCTGTTGACCGAGAGACGTCAGTCAGCAGGATTTGTAATTGGTTATTCTCTATTGCGGAGTAGTTACTCATGGCGTATCTTGTATATCTATAACCGTTATAGTAGCAAGGGATATTACTACACCTGTAAATGAAGCTAAAAATCCAGCGCCACCACTTTGCTCTGTCTGCCCGGTACAATTCACATATCTAGTTCCTCCGGCTCCTGTTTTAACTTGGACAGTATAAGTTCCAGCTGCGACATTTAAACTCATAGACCCGCCTGGATTCACATTACCATATACATTTGAGCCTATAGTTGTGCTTACAATTAGAACAGAAGAAGAATTATTATAAATATTAACATTAAATGCGGGGGTTGATGCTTGCGTAGTTACATCAAAATTTGCAGATTGGCTGTCAATAGTTAAAGTTGTAGTCGTAGTGGTATCATTGCTACCTGAACTGGTTTGCCTTACTTGTACTGAGTCGCCATTATTAACCGTTCCTGCTGATGAAGTCCATGCGCCACCATTTATACTGTATTCTCCACTAGTAATGCTGATCGGTACAGCGTAATCATTGCCAGAAACCCCGATAACATTAGAGGAATATAAAGTATCAAGTAGTGCGTTATCAATAGACGTAAATGCAAAAGGATTAACGCTTCCACTTCCGGCAGTCCAACTAAAGCATACGTTTTTAGTTACCGTCCCCAACCCCGGCGCAGGAAAAGAAATAACCATTGTGTCTGAGCCAACGTAGTTAGCATCTGGCGTCAGCGTAACAACTCCTGTGCCGCTATCATAAGACGGCGTAGAGTGCGTTGGTGGCGTAGTAATGGTTATATCACCCGGCGCAATAGTGTACGTCTCTAAATACTGCCAGTTTGCTGCCGAGAAAGCAAAGGTACTAATGATACCGCCCGGTTGCTGAATGGAGATAACATATTCATCATTAAATATATCATACCACCCAATTATCTTATACCCCAACCCAAATGCCGCCTGCAATGTCGTTTTGAAATATTTCGACATTTTAAGCGAAATAGGGAAACACCCATCACCTTCCCATCTTACGGGTTGCGACCTGTTAGGGTCAATCCAGTAAATAACGTTGTTGTAAATAGCGACGCTTTCCTTTGCATCCCCAATTCCGATGTGCTTACTTGTGGTGTACCGGATAGGGTTAAATAGTTTTTCGCTGACAGCAACGGTAGTTTTCTGCAAAGCATCCGTGTATACCACCTGATAAACAGGTATACTACCATGATTTAGTTGCTGTAGAATCACCAACTCATTGTTTACTTGCAGCATCTTCACGATTCGCCCGTAATTGGCCGAGGTTTGACCACCCTGCACTCCGTATACATTTTCAGGGTAGAACCGAGTAAGCCCATTCCGCTTACTGCCCAATACATAAGTATCAGACCATGTAATAACTGCCTTTCGCTCTGTTTTTTCCAGTTCATCATTATAATAGCGCGGTCTTCCGAATGAGCCGAATGCGGATGGGTAAAAATCAGAATAGTTAAAATCGGTTGACAGTACGTCTACAGGCGGATTGGCGTAAGGCAATAAAGCATCCGGCATTTGACGGGTCTTGTAATAAACGCCACCGGAAGCAAAAGTTCCTGATAATACATCATGCTGCCCGTTAGTGATCGTAAAACGCTCTCCAACTTCGTAATAAACCGTTCCGTTAAGAACTGCCGATGAAGATTGGTCTTGTGGCGCAGGAGAATATAGCCTTAAAAATATATTCAGTCCATTTATTTGCTGTCCGTTATAAAGCACATTGCCACCAGATACCGTGAAGGAGGCTGATTTTTCTACTTTTACGATATAGGATGCCGCATCAAACCCAAAAACAGACAGGTTTACGCATGGCTGATTAAAATATTGTTTAGTTCCGCTACCATCAATATAATAGTGCAGGGTACACCTATCATTGACAACATATTCATAACCTAAAATAGTCGATACGCCCTGTGTCGCGTATTCTGAATTGAATAATTGCAACGGATTAAGCGAAAAGGCAAGTATATTTCCAGTATCGGTCAAGTCACCAAAGTTTTTCGGCAAGACATTCCAAAGCTGTCCGTTATAAACCACATAGTCCCCTGTATCATATACCGCACCATTGCCTAAATCATGATAAGGCGTAAATTCAGGGCGCGCAGGCGTTGTTACCTGATAAGTGTCTCCTACCTTTGCGCTGCCATCATTCACAGCCAATGTTGGCGTATTGGTAGAAGCATTCCATGTACCTTTGAAGTTTAAGATGGTAGCGGTAGTTTCCACCAATTGCGGTAATGCCGGTTTGGTTAATAGCCACTGATAATCTACTGCCCCAACAGGCGCAGCCATATCATTGATAGTCCACGACACTTCGACTGCCTGACCGTTAACCTGCGCCCTTGATGGGGTAATAAATTGAAATGAACTATCTGTACGTAACGGGAATGGAGTTCCATTGCTGTCCCTGTAGGATAATGCCGCCTGGTAGGGCTGGTTATCCAATACGCTTTCAATTGAATTTGCTACAGTAGCCCCCGCAAAAAATAGCTGTATTGCTATATTCTGCATAGTAAAGTAAGGGTCGTCCGTCCACGTGATACTATTGGTGGTGTAAGAAGAACGAGGAAAAAATGGCGCGAACGCAGCAATTACCCCGGCTAAATTACCATCCAATGCGCTTGGAACGGTGTAGGTATAGTTTTTGGTGGATGCGGAATTTCTAATATCATATACAACAACAATGATCTTATCGCCTGTATGTGGAGTCCCGCCAAGCGTAAAGCTCATAATACGTTTATGATCGCCTGCCCCGCTGCCGGATGCGCCTGGGAAATAACTTAATACCTTCAGTGGGTTAGGATATGTTCCTGCGGGAATATCAATGTTGGGATCATACCCTATACCAGTCACCGTAACGCTTGTTGTTGGCCTTTCATACCCCGCATGAATATCCGCATTGGCTATGATCGTTCCATTGACCACTTCCGTTGCGCCGCAAGGCCATATATAGTCATAAAACAGGTCGGTTTCAAGCGGATTGACCGGAATGGTGATGTCATTATTATAAAAGGCAAAACTATACGTATTTGTACCGGAATTATATGCCTCGTAAATCTCATTGTCTACATCTACTGCCGAATGGGGTAATGCGAGTATATAAGCCCTGTCAACCGATTTAATAATATTGAAAATATTAGTCCCGAACCTGCATGCTATATTTAAAGTATTCGCGCGTTCAGAGCCGATATTTACGCTAACAACGATGTAGTTATTTTGAGACACATCGCTTCCTAAAGATGGCGTATCCTGTTGGTAAGGGACAATGCGCTTAGACCACGTACCCCATGCTGAATAATTAAATTCAGCGTTGATATACTGAACGGTAAATTGCGGCAATAGGGCGAAAAGGTCATTCGATGGCTGCCCGTTATCACTGCCATATGTGCCAGTTGGCGGCTGAAGTATCTGTGGTTTCAGCAATGCCAAATCTTCGGCTATCAATGTGCCGTAACCACCCGCAAGCAACTTGGTTAAATTAGTATACCCAACAGGCGCTTTACCATCATTCCAAATGAGAAAGTCGTCATTGACTAACTTGATGTCAAGTACATAATTATTGGGGGACAGCGCTAGAATATCTACATCTGCTGAGTCGGTCAGGTTCTCAAAAGCAATCGTTAATACATTGGTATCGTAGTCTAATACCCCTATTTGGTGAAAGCCTTCTGAATTGTAGATAAACCAAACAGATTTACGTATTTGCTCAAATCCCTGTGCGCCTACAATTTTGTTAATACCTGATGGAAGTGAGCCTTGAATGAAGATGTTGGATTCGATATTGGTCGTGTAGCCGTCCTCTCCTGATACTGTGCCTGAATTTCGGCAGTTGTACGCAGCAATGTAGTCGCCGGGCTGAATTTTGATAGGAGCGTCGTCCTGATCTTGACCGCCGTGATAAAAAGTTATAAGATTTGAAATTACAGCCATTCCTCAAATTTAACATAAAATAGGCAGTCATTTTTGGGCATAAAAAAAGTCCCCCGGATCGTGTATCGCATGGAGACTTTCTAAAACCAAAAACTACTTCCTTATGAAAAACATTATAAATATAAATAATACTTTATGCTTTTGCAACCATTCTCCAACTTCTGCGCTCAATATTTTGCATTTCGTTAAGAATAATTGGGTTAATACGCATTCTTGAGAGGCGCTTCTGATTATAATAGTCGAGTTTGAGTTTGTTTTTCTCCCCTATTCCTACGTTTTTCTTATCGATCTTATCCTGCCACCTCAGCCAGCATTTCACCGCTTCTGCCATCCGAATATCAACCGGATAATCATCATTTTCCTCATCACTACCATCCGACATATACTCAAGCAAGAATTGCGTCCAGTGAAACTGCTCGTTAAACAGAATGATTCGGTTTGTTTCGTCAATCTTATATTCGCCAACATCTGCTGTGCCTGAACCAAGTCCGTATAGGTTAAAGGTTGTGCCGGAGTACCAATAGTTCAGGTAGGCAAAAGCATTGTAGTCAACCAGCCCCCCGTTTAAGCCTCCGTACCATCCATAAGTCGGCAAAGTCGGTACACCTGCGTTACGGTTTGTTTGAGTAAAGTATTCGGCGTGGTACATGGAGAGTCTTTCATTGCGCTTAAAGCAACTTATCTCACCATACGAATTAACAACCCCCATCTTACTAAGCGTTACGTAATCACAAGGGAGTTCACAGGTTTTGTTGGGATTTATGTCGAGAAGGACTGTTTTTATTGAATTTTTTACATCCAAACCAAATTCAGTCTTCATGCCAAAGACGCCAAGATTATACAAACGCCGGAACGTATGAGAACTGGAATCCTGACTGTCCAACAATTGGCCTACTACTTCTCTTAATGTTAGCATATCCTTTTACTTTGACACGTTGTCATTAACGCCATCGGGGAGTACATTCCTCACCATATTCAACCTATTCAATATCTTATCAACTATAGCCGATTCAACCGATTTTGGTAAGTTCAGTGGCAAATCAACCAATTCTGTGCCGACAGGAACGCTACCTACCAAAGTTAGGTTCACCGTTGCTGAAACGAGGCTACTTACGTTATCCAAATAGATGTTGCCACCTTCAATGTACGCGAGTACCATCCACTTCGGCGTAACCGTAAGCTGTTGCATAAATCTATCCTTATTCCGCATCGGGAATATCTGCGTCTTTTTATTGCCGTTGAAGGCTATATATGCCAATTCTCGTCCCTGCGGTAATCCGGCAGGCGTATTTGGCATCGTAATGTACTTTCTGCCTGTAGCCGACTCTGTTTGGACGGATAGTCCGTTGTAAGTGCAGAGAAATTGGTCGTTGGAGTAGACGCTTTCCCCAAGCCTGTCCTGAGCTACCGCATCTAAAAAGGCGTGAGAAGCTACTTCTTGGGCGATAAATTCACTAATCTGGCGTAGCGTATAGTTTGCATTCTGATTAGGATACGCCTTGTAGTAGGCTGTTATAATCAACTCAGCCAATTTTCCGTACGTCATGATATGCCTCCATTCCTGCTATTCGCCGTAGCATAGCCTTCTAATTCCGAATCCTTCAAGAACGCGCCCATGTCGGTCAAAAACATATAAATTATGTTATCTATGTCGATGTCCAACCAAATAGGATCAACACTTGTTGCGGAATCATAAACCTGTCGCGCGTTAGTGATACTTGCAACTTTAAATGACCACCCCGCACCAACAGGTAACGTTCCCGTCAGCGTATCCCCAACCTTATACTGAAACCCACCATTGGTAATTGTTACCGACGTAACGACGCCGCCTGAAACCACTACAGTGCCGCTTGCGCTGTTGCCCGCGCCTCCTGTGAAGTTTACATTTGGATACGTGCCGTTAGTATAGCCACTACCGCCAACAAGTGTATTGGTAGTGCTAATTGTGCCATTCAACGTATATCCCCAATAACAGGTAGTCGGGTTCATTAGATACGTCAATGTAGCCGATATTAACGTAGTTGGATAGAATTGAAAATAATCCTCATATTCCACATAAATAGGGAACATTTCAGTTGGATATTCATAGTAGCTAAATAGATTATCTGCCAAATCCTGTTTTTCAACACGCCTAACTGCTGTTGGCGTAGTCCCTACAGATAGGACATAGTATGAAAATCCGCTCCCTGTTCCGCCAATATTCGCAGCAAGGGCGCTTAATGTATCGCCAGGTTTATATCCCGTACCATTTGTTGTGACCCGAACCTGAGTGACTAAGTTTCCTGCTATCGTTATAGTTGCTATTGCGCCAGTACCACTCCCGCCAGTTAAGGGAATTCCTGTATATACTCCGTTAGTGTAGGCCGTACCCGCTGTAATGCTTCCATTTATTGCGCCCCCATTTTCATACATGATATGGCTAAGGGAGTCTACAAAGAACAAATCGGTAGGCTTTGGTGCGTGTCCATTTGCATCGATGGTTAATATCTGCGGTGCTGAACTGAACTTAGAAAGCGAAGAACTAACTTTTATTGTGCTTGGGTAAGCAATACGAGGGACAGGGTCACCATAACGATACTCATTTTGGTTGCCGTAAAGTTTTTGATAATAGCGCCTTTCTGCGAACGGAAAGTTCTGATTGAAATTGACACTTGAAATTGTCCCGGTAAATCCAGACTTAGCCGAAAGTGTCAATACTCTTTGAAAAACTTGGTCTACCGTCATAGCCCAAATATAACAAAAACAAGTAATGTTATTTTGTGTTGAGATTATATGAGCATTTTACCAATCTACATTTGGATAAGCACAATAGTGTTTACCATAATCACGATTCTACCATTCGCTGCGCCTACGTTTGTGTTTCATTGGGCTATACTGGCTGCGTGTGCTATACTGGCAATATTAGGTTGGTGGTTAATATTTACGAGGTTTATTCACTAAGCGCACGTAACCCCGCTTCATACTGCATCTCCTTAATAGCTAACGTCGGACTTCCCGGCGCTAACCGCTTTAATGCCTCAATATGATATTTAAGGTCTTTTAGGTGGTTTCGGGGGGTGAGGTAGTGGCTTTCTTTTTTCTGTATTGGCTCATCTTTAATCTTGTGTGCGCTTTCTCCCAACACGATTAGATTATCCATCAATTCCTCTTTGGTGGTAGATAATGGGTATTCCCGATCATTAATTGTAATTGTTTCCATATTGCTTTAAAAGCAAATCTACAAAATACTTATCTTTAAAACAAAAAAAAGTCATGGCAAAGATAAAACATGTGGGTTTTAAAGGAGCTGTAAAATCTGTAGAAAAAGAAGGATATTCAAAAAAGAGCGCTGGAGCCATCATTGCTTCTGCAAGTCGTAAGGCTAAAAAAGCAGGTAGCAAAAACAAAGCGTTAAAACGAGTGAAGGGGTAAAAATAAAGCCCCAAATCTCTACGGGGCTTTACCAATTAATCTTCAATCATTTTTCGCAACTGATTATATAGGTCAGTGGACTTTTGGTCATTTCCCATCACCGCTGCGGATAGTTCCTCAATGGTATTGTCTGTCCTCAAGTCATATACTGGCCTGTCAGCTTCTACTAAATAGACATGACCTGGGATTCTTGTGTCAGATATGATGTTCTGACCCAATGCCGTCATAAAGATGTATTTATATTTATTTTTAGGGTTCACAAATTCGCGACGAAATATGCCGGGGTTACTACGCGCCTTCGTAATGAAGTGCTTGCGTATAGCCTCGTCGGTCTGCGCCAAGTCAATTCCGAAAAAGTATGCAAGGGCATACATTTCCTGTGGAGTAGCCTCGCGCGCCGCTTTTTCAGCTTCAAATTGCTCGTCAAGTTGGCTCAGAACTTCTTTATCAATCTTATCCTGATCCAATAACCTGTACTGATGCGGCACATTCTTTAATGGCCTTTTACAACCCTCAAACGCGTCATTCAGCATAACAGCCTGTAATTTGGTCTGCTCATGCTCAAACACGCGCAATATCCCATTACGGAATACGATGTCATTAAGGTTGCTTGCAATTTCTTCTTTGGTTGGTTCAGGGTCTATCTGCTCGTCAACCCATATGGTAGGGAAGCCGTGAAGATAGCGCCATCTGCGTGACGCCCCCGGTTTTGCGCCTTCTCGCGGGACATAATGTGCGTCCCATGCCAGTCCTGAATTGACTACAGCGAAGAAAGGCTGATAAGGTGATAAGATTTCCCCGCCTAAGTCGCCCATCTTTGCGGAGATCGGCTTTTGCTTTTCGTGGGTTCTGATAAGTTGGAAGATGTACTCTTTGTGCAGGTTCGGAGCGTTGTTAATTCCTGCGATGTCCGGTTCTACTGTTCTTTTGACGAAGTTCGGATTTCCGCGCTTCTTTTCGATAGTTGCCATTTTAATTGTTTGTATAGATTAAGTTAAAAGGGACAGGCTCACTTTCCTGTCCCTTTGATAGTATTACTGTTTGTAAGTAGTCAGGTACTGTATCGCGCCGTACAGTTTAACACCAAAGTAAGCGATGTTATGGTACGATTTGTTAGCGATAGTACCGTTCGGGTTATCTGCATAACCACCTGATTGCCACATGTGCCATTTGTTAGCACCACCAATCTGCTGATAGGTCAGGCAGAAACGAGGTACGATGACTTGTGTTTTCTGATCTTGACCTAAGCCAGTGGTTTTACCTCTTGGAACCCATAGCGACAAGTTAGACTGAATACCAGTACCGCTTGCGCCGAACATAAACTGTTCGTCGAAGATTTGGTAGTTGGTTAAGTTCAGTTTACGGTTGTACATGGTGATGCTCTTGAAGTTAGCTTTGATGTCATAACCACCCATAGGCGAACCTTCTGCGTAGATAATAGCACCGTTGTTAATTTCATTGGCGATTGAGTTCTGCATGTCCTGGAACGGTAATTTAGCCGCCAAAACATCGTACTCACCCGGAGCGCCTACAGCCGATAGCATACGGTCAACCTGAGCCATTACGGTTTGAGTTCCGAATTGGCTATAATTCAGAGTCTGTCCATTTGCGGCTACCTGTGCCAATACACCGTCAGATCCGGATTCGTCATAAGGCAGGTTATTTGCCTGAATGCCGTTCATCAAGTTGTACTCGCGTTGCAGGTATTGACGCAACTCGTCTTTCTGCTGTTGGAAAGTAAACCATGCGTGTGATCCGTTGCAGGAAAACTCCACCTTTTCCATCATCGCAAGGTCATCCAGAGTGGTGTCCCAACGAAGTTCGGTGTTGTAGTTGCTGTAACGGTCAACAGTAGGAATGATGGTTTCGGTAACGTCCGAAGAACCGCCTACCTGATAAAAGCCCATAGAAAGTAATTCTTCACCTGCTGCTACGGTAGCTGCCTGAGTAGATACAATCGGGGTAATAGAAAATGTGTGTGCGAACGGAGTGGTACGGTTCACTGCGGTACAGCGGGTAATGATACCTGTCTGTGCGCTGCGGAACTCCATGCCTACCGATGGTAGGGATAGCGTACCGTTTGACCAGTAGTTGCCTGCACCTACAGTTACGGTGATTGAAGCGCCTGCTGCGCCTGACACTGCACCTGCTGCGGTAACAAAGTTCAATGCGCGCCCGTGTTCTTCGTACCAACGTACCTGTTTGTTGTCTGATTTTTCTTCATTACCTGCCAATTCGTTCAAGCCGATATATGGGGTAAAGCCAAATTTTTGTACTATCTCACCAAAAGCCGTAACATTGATTACGTTCAGGGAGTTGATTAATCCGTACCGGGTGACCTGCGGGGCGGAGAAACTTGCGGGGATGGTTGATGCTGCCATTGTTGTTTAATTTTTTTTACTTAGGGTTTAAATGCGCAAAGCCCAATAAGCCAATGTCGGCTTGTTGCGCTGCGACTGTTGTTGAATTATTTTGTGACAGGTCAAGGTTCTTGATTTCTGCCACTGTTGATTTAGTCCCTGCGGTCTTTCCTTGAGTGTAGGCGTTAGATATGAGTGTAGCCATTTTTTTCAATTTCAGCACATCCCCGGCTATCTTTGAAACATTTTGCTTACCTTCTTTATCTACCCATCCCAATTCTTGCAGGATTTGGTTGCCGCTGGATTCCTTTAACAGCGTTGACATTTCTTTTCTTTCCGCATCGGATACCTGATAAGAGACATCCTCGTCCCCCACTTTGTAGGTGAAATCCTTTACTTCTGGAATACTATTATCAACGTATGCCTGCCAATCTCTGCGTCCCTGCTCGATTGCTTCAGGTGTTGGTTGGTTATCTACTACGACTTCCTGTTGTTTTATTTTTGGTAGTTTAATTTCTTTTTTTGCGGCCTCTAAAGCAGCGCGGGCTTCTACAGCATCGAGCTTTAGTAGCTTTTGGTTGCGCTCTACTGTTTTGTTGTGCGCCACTGCTTCGGCATACTCCTCACTTTCTGCATCGAGGCCCGACAGGTCAATCTTCACCACATCCCCGTATTGCATCTCTATTTTGAGTGCCGCATCTTCATCCGAATAGTGTGGATTAGACTTAAGCAAGTTGGCTTTGATAGCGTCATAGTCCGACATCTTCTTATAGTCGCGGTGCTTTTCGGAAAGGTAGTTGAGTAAAACATCCTCTTTCCCCTCCATAAGCGCAGTGAAAAGTTCAGAAGTGTACTCATCCATTTCAGGATACTTCTCGACGATCTTCTCTACCTCGCGTATGACTTCAACCTGAGTTGGTGCGGTAGCTTCTGCGGGTGCTTCAAGTGTGGGTTCAGCCGCAGGAGTTTCTTCTGTTACTACTGGCGGCGTTACTTCGGCAGTCACTTCAGCCGGAGTTTCGATTGGTGTTTCCGGGGTGTATACCGCGTCGGGTGCTACCGGCGAAAACATTGGTTCGTTTGCCATAAAATTGTTTTAAATTATTTGTACGCAATTTAAAACAAATATTAATGTACTTTTCGAGTTGCTATTTTGAGCCAGTTATTCCCTGCGCCTTATCGTACGCTCCTATATCAGTTCCATAATCCTTTACCTGTTTACCTTCCGGCGTAACAATTGTTATCTGCGCGGTAGGGAAACGGCTGCTAAGGGTTTTTGTACCGGGCCACCCATCGACTTTGCTGATTCCAGACATCAAATCATCTTCCGTCTTAACGCCCTCGATCGGCGCAATTCTTCCCGCTTTCCACTGATTAACCAAATTAGTGCGATAATCTTGCAATTCCTGCTGAACTTTTGGAATGATGTCAGTCGGCAAAGCGTCTTTAGGATTAGCTAAGTTGAACTTTTGTAAAAGACTCATGCCAACTTGTTTGTTGCGCTGATCCAAAATAGGATTGTTCTTCATATTATTAGCCTCAACAAAGCCAATAAATTTATTCCACTTAGCCTTGTCTTGCGCTGTTAGCGGTTTCGGTTTTTCTCCGTAATTGTCCGGTGGTGTCATATCATTTAATTTAGTAACTTTACGCTATGAGATTCACACGTTTCAGCGAAAACCTTTATGTGTATATCAATGGTAAAGAAGTATTAACAATTAAAAACATTCAAAAAATGGCAATCATTTCAATTAATGTAGACGACAACCAGGCTGACCTTGACGCTTTGAAGGCGCAAATCACCAAAGCATCTGACGACTTTCAAACTGCGCTTACCAACGCTCAGGCTGCAATCGCTGCTTTCGAGGCTTTCCAAATCACATTCACCGCTTCGGTAGCACCTACTCCACCTTCTGCGTAAGAAATTAAAGCCTCGCTCGCCGGGGCTTTTTTATGCCATATTCCCCTGCTCGCCATTTGATTTATTATAATTAAGAGCTATCGTATTATTTAATTTAATAATGTTATTTGGATTAAATCGCTGCATTAGTCTCTTAAACTCTACACTATTTTGTATATCCTTATCTTGAGTTGCCTTTTTAAAATCATCAGCACTCATATTTCTTTTTGAAACATCATAAATTCCCTTTTTTTGCATTTGAAATCGCAAGGCATCAAGGTCTGCTTTAATTTCGTTTGGACTAGAATCATGTACAGCAGGGTTTGGTTCGTAGCTATTTGATAACCACTCTGAAAATCCCGCGGGTTTCAGCGTTTTTGAATCGTATACCGGCCCTTGTTTTTTAAATTCTTTGAATAAATCAGAGGCTATCTTTTGCTTATTCATAGACGCTATAAATTCTTCTTCTTTCGGAGTTAGTTGCCTTGAAACATGTGATAATTCGTGAGCTACTACATCATCTAATTTCGTATTTACATTATACTGCTTGTTTATTTGCCCTAACTGATTGTTATCTATGTTAACATTAGACAATCCTTGTTTTATAGGGAATCCTGCTGTTTTAATGGTATTGTTTGCGGTTACATCTTTTGTCATAGCCTTTGATCCTACTCCGGTAATATGCGATATATTTGTATTTAAAATATTAGATATATCTGGCTTGTCTTTTATATCAAAATTATTTAATCTCTGTTTGTATATTGGAGACGACATATAATTAGCATAAAATTTTTTTTGAAGAGTGTCCGTTGTATTTGGATTAATTACATCACCTCCAAACTCTTTGAATGGATTGTTCGAGAATGCACTTCCTCCAAATTCTGAAAATGGGTCTCCTATAGACATAAATCAAATATAAAACAAAAAAGCCATTCAATTTCACAACTGTATGGCTTGATTTATTCACTTGAAAAAAATGTTTGGGAAGTTTATTTTAAGTGGCTTTCGCGTTTCCCTAACCGATAAGCAGCAGATAACGCTTTAATAATTGATGCGCATGGGTATTTTAGTCCATACTTTTCGCATATTTTATCAAATACCGTTTTTGGTTGCCTTTTCATATCGCATTGACCATTATATCCTGCCAATATTCAGCACCTTGCTTAGTGTCGCTAATATAAAAAGATTGTAAGATTGCTTCTGATAAACTATTAACTTCCAAATCCAATCTTACCTTTGCTGTATTCTCAAAGGCCGCCATTCTCGCTTCCTGGTTGGGTAAATCTAACTCAAAGAAGTCGCGAATAGTTCTTTTTTTGTTTGTGATTGGTTCTGTGGTTTGAGATAATTCTTCCGATGCTATAATTGTTGGACAGTAAATAATTAACCCCTTCCCCGAACGACTAATATGAAAATCCATTCCATATTCCTTATTTACATTTACCAGTTCAGATAGTTCGCGACTATTAATGTGCCCAACATGGAGTTTGTAGGTAAAATCGCCCTTGATCTTTACATTACCGAAAATATTTACTAATACCTCCGGTGTAAATACTTTTACATTTTCTTGCATTTTAGTATTTTTTTAATTTGGCTGAATTGCCGATACAAGTATAAAATAAACTTTTTACATTATTTTACGGGAATCTGTAATTATGCTGCTTCTACCTGATGATCTGGATATTTTTGAGCAAACTCATCATACCTATGTTTAGGTATTTGCCCACGAGTTCCGTCTGGCATCTGAACAGTCATTGATTCTGGTTGTTCCTGCTGCGCTTGCTGAGCGTCTGCCCGCTGTTGCTGCACACCTGCCGCTTGTGCCATCGTTTGTAAATAGTTCATTGCGTTGGCGTGGTCAAGTGCTTTCTGCAATGGTAAACCTTCAAAAACAAACGTTGGTATATCGGTTATCTTTCCACCTGCTTGCAGCACCGACTGAGCTATGTTCGCCTTAAGTATACCAGCAAACTTTTCCTGCTCGACGAGCATTTGCGTCTCCCTCTCCCTCAAATCAGCCGCCGCCTTCTGTTCTGCCGTAAACTGCGATAACTGTAATTCACCCTGCGTCTTAGCCTGTGCGCCTGCAACTGCTGCCTGCGTATTCTGCTGACTGAGCGCCATCTGGTTTTCCTGTAGCGTCTTCTGCCGCTTATTAATCCGCTGCGACATCACATAAGATGCCCACTTCACATTAGTTACTGCCAATTCCCGTATGTCCAAGGCATCGGAAAACTCAATCTTATCATTTGCCAACGCTGCCTGAATGTTATTTTCCAAAGCAACCTGTTCGGTGTCGCCAATAATGGTTTTTATCTGAATATCAAAGGCGGTTTGCCCCCAATCCGGCGTCGCTTCCATTTTCAGGTATTCAACCTTACCTGTTCCTAACGCCTGTCTGTATCCGTCATAGAATTGTACCCCCCATTTCTTCCCATACATGAGTATGTCCCATCCACGAAGCTGAACAACTTTGCTCGTTCGTTGCAAGACATTTAGGAATGAGTTGTAGATGTAGTTGCTGGTTGACTCGCCTGTCTGTTTAGCTTCTTGCAATACCTTCTGTCCCACAGCCTGGTTGCGTATGTTGCCACTGTCGAGTTCATTGGAAATAATGTTTGTAATAACCAACAACTCATTTTGCTTCAATTGCTGCAATGCCTCCAGTTTGGGGCTAAACGGTACTTGGTTTGCCTGTACAGGTACGCGACGCTGACCGCCTTCAATACCTTCATCTGGTATCGATTTATAATAACGTATACCTGTTTGCTTATAGACCTCATATAAACCCTGTGGTGACATTGTGGTATTACCGCCGTCCAAAGATATATCCGACATCAAAGCAACGTCTATATCGTACCCATCCGGCGCTGCGGCGGCTACAATCTTCAATTGTTGCAGTTCATACAGCGTCATCTTCTTAACAGAAGGTATGAGCTGTTCCATCAAAGGCTTATTGGACATTTCCGTATTGTCGTACATATATACACAATACTGCGAAATGATTTCTTCCAAGTTCTTTTCAGGTTTCACCATATTCTTGGATAGCCCCCATCGCAAAACATGGTTGGTGTCCATGATATAAACACCAGTGTATGACACGTAGTAGGGGTTTGAGTCAAGCTCGCTCACGTCGGCATTCGGGTTGGTGACTTCATCCACAATCGACTCGCGGCCAAACTTATTGGTGACAACTGACTTTTTCATATTGTACAGCGTCTTGAAATCGATCTCGACAACTGGTACACGCCAAGCATCGTAAGGACGCGCTATAGAAGTATAGTAAAGTGGCGTCCAGGTAAAGCCCCACATAGCAGGGTTTCCGTATTGCCCGACTAATGTTTGAGAAAGGTTATACAACTCCTGCTCGTCTACCTTTCCGGGGTAAAGTAGGCGAATTTCCATGATGGACAGATAGTATATCTCGCCCAAGTACTGCCAATCTCTAAAGTCATTCCATTCACTGTAAGAAGTGATAAGGTTTTCGGGTTTGATGCATCGTATCTTTATTCGCCCCGTTCCATCAACATAGGTCTTAGTGCCTGCTATTCCGCAATTGATCAGGTCATCCAACAGCCTATCCTTCACCACATCGGTAAAGCCATTTTCATAGAAAACGATGTTGATTAAGTTTTCCATGATAACTTCTTCGCGTTCCTTGTAGCTGAAGCCAAACTCCATATTGATGTCAGCTTCGGTTTCAGGGTCATTCTCACTAAACTCCTCAGTCTGTATGCCTGATTGCTGCTGAACGGCTTGTATATCGTCTTTGTGTTTTAGCTTGAATATAGCCGCTTGTTTTGCTTGGTCTTTCTTGGATGAGGTAAAAGGGTCGGTGGCATAGCACTGAATAAGTTCGTCGCGCTGGTTGTAACGATCTTTGAGTCTATTAAGATAAGGTTTAAGGATGTTCAAACAATCGTAAGGCAGGTTAAGTACCGAAAACTCGCCGTCAAGGTCAAGAATGTCTTTAAATTCATCCATATTGTACTTGCCCAACGCATAGGAACGGTTGTAGTCAAAGCGTTGTTTACGTTGGAGTCTCGACGTACCTAAATAGCCTGTCTGCCATTGTGCGGCAGCCGCTTTCATCATTTTTAACCCATAAGCCTCATTGTTTTTATCTTCGTCTGTTAAAAGCGGGTTGATTGCGGCTGATACTTCATTCATGTTTCAAATATAATGAATAAACTAAAACGGTATTTTATCACTAATAGGCTCATGATATTTCGATAAATCAATATACCCTCCATTAGCATCCTGCCGCTTCTGATTATTCTTAAACTTCAAAAACTGTGGTGTCCGCGTATCTTTCTTAGGCTGCTCTCCCGTCTCCCATCCACCTAACAGCGCCATAGAGAAAGCGATCACCTCATCTGACTTGGTGCGGTCGTTCACATCGAAATCAATTAATTGGTCAATCAGTTCAATAAAGTATATTTTGTGCCATCTTGCGTACAAGTAGGAAACCAATACCTGAAATTGCTTCTGAAAAGCGTAGGGGTCTTTTGATAATGTTCCCGGACGGGGCGTATGGTTTCGTTTGGTAGGATCAATTGCTACCCGAGGCGTCCACATGACATAGTTGCGAAACAACTCTCGAACAAATGTTTCGTAATAGTCCGGTACATCCGATTCATAGTTTACCTTGCACCCAAAGTATTGCAGGATAATCATAACGTTTTTATGGAAGTCTTCTACGCGCCGTGTACGTTGGGCGTAACGTAGAATGGGTAGACCCGAATTTTCGTAGTCATCAGCGTTGCCCTTACGGAAAATGTACAGCACACCCATAGAGCCTGGTCCAGACACAATCGTAGCAGCGAATGGGTCACATCCCCCAACAAACTCCTCACAGTTGAGCGGTCGCCACTGGTTTAGTTCGCCCGGCTTACGGGCATTGGACATGGTTGGCTTTGGGAAATCCCAAATGAATGAGGCATGCCCTTGCGGGTCGTCTCGCCACTTTGCCAATCCATCTATGTCGCGGTAGAAGGTAACTGTGCGGCGCAAATTTTTGGGCGCTTTCTCGCCTGTCAGGCTTGTGCCGTCCAAATATTCTTTCTGTTGTTCCAAATAGTCGTATATCTCTTGGTCGAACGTACCGGAGTTTTCGGATACTTGAAAAGCGTGTTTGAGGGTAAGGGGATTTTTACGCTGCGCGGCCTTTAGCTTTTCATCTTTAAGGTTAGCCCAAGTAGAGAGAATGTATTCTCGCGCCAAATCCCTATTAGATATACCGTACTCATCAACAAAAGGCTGTTTTGTTATTGGGTGATGCCCTGAAAATCCGAAATCTGCGGGGATGAACAGGTTGGTTAACATAGAATTGGTACGATTTGTCTCAGGATTAAGGGTTGAAATCATACTATCGTCCCATGTTTTCTTGGCGTTTTTACCGCCCCGGCGCTCCATTTCCTCTACAGTGGTAGTACGTATAGCTTTACCTACGATATTAGCGCCTATAACCAAACAGAATTGCACAACGCCCCATCTTGTATCGGTATTGGACGATATACATTTCCCAAATTCATCCTCAAAGTAAGTGTGCAATTCATCCCCGTCATATCCATCTTCCTCGGATGCCCTAAAGTCAATTGAGCTATCCAATACCTCCCCGTATACTTTCTTTTCCTTATTTGTGCTGCGCGTACGAGGCTCACTAAACTCTAACACAGTAGCAGGGCGCGTTTCGCCACTATCAATAGGCTTTAACCAATTGGGTAATTTCTGCCATGATTTTATCAGCTTACTGAAAACCAATTTGCCGTCGGCATTCGTCTTTGATTGTATACCGCAACGATGGAATGGATTAGTCATTGTTCGGAAATAAGCCAATCCGGTAGACCAGACCGTTTTACCAAAACGCCGGTTAGTGATGAGATTACCGCCAGCCATATTATCCATCTGCTCTATCTGCCAAAACCATAGAGAGGCGTGTAACTGACTATCAACAAACCTCATCCGCTTGCCTTTGTCAGTCCAGTAGTTCAGAAAAAAATAGTAGAAAGGTGTGAACCAATATAGTTCACCATTGATGAATAGCCAATATCCATACTTGAACCGGAGTGCTTCGGTAACTAAAAACTCTTGCGATGGATCACGGTTACGGTCTGGCTGTACCGTGTAAGTAAAAAACTGTTCCTTAGCAGGTAAGTTCCAATTGGCAATAGTCTTGTAATCCTTCGGCGGTTCAGGTTGGATTACTGTTATTTCACCAATGAGTCTCTCCCTCTCAAACCGCCCAATAGCATCTTTAATCTCCTGAACCGTCATTTCTTAGTACCATTTAGTATGATGTCCTGAATATTACGAACCTTAGCCCCTTCCGCTTTCCCCCCGCTCTCGCCCTCATCCGTCTGATTCAACTTCTTAATCTTATCAGACTTGTCCAGTAGTTTGATAACAACATCGAACATATCCTCGTCGAGAAGATACGTCCCTTTCCCTTTCCCCTCACGCCACGCCTTCAGCTCGTTGGTATATATCTCGAAAATCTTATTCAGTTCTTCAATCAGGTTTGCGCTTGCTGTTTCCATAATATTCCTTAAAGCTACTAAATAACTTCTGACCTTTCAAACTTGGCACGATTGTCATTGCTTTGGTACTGTTCCTGAACACTTCCACCCATCCCTCTTGCTCCAAGTACTGCATTCGGTATCTCAAAACACTATAATCCCACCCAAATTGCTTTAATTTAGGCAAAGTTGGGGTCTCGAGGGTTAGAATAGCTAATAAAATGGGGAAGATGGTGATATGAATGCCGCTTTCTGCGCAAAACCTGCTTACAACTATGGTATCAGACACCATGTCGGCAAATTCGCCTCGTCCGCGCTGTATTGGAACGGTTACTTCTTTTGTAACCTTCTTAACTACCTTAACTTTCTTAATTTTTGGCGGCTTAATAGGCTTGCCTAACTCTTTTACACACTTATTGTAACCGTACATGTAGTACTGCTTGCGAATCCGGTGAAGATTTAAGTTCATTGACTTAATCTTTGCCCTCAGTTCGGCTATAACTTCATGCGATAGCTTCTTCTTTTTCGGCATGGATAACTTTTCCTACAATTTCTTCTTTGGTGAGTCGGATGTATCTGTCGGGGTAGATGGTGAACTCATAGTTGTACTTATCTATGGACAATACCGTATCCCCAATTGAAATTTCTTCAGCATCGGGCGGTACATGTGTAATCTGTACCTGCAAGTTCTCTTTTTTGCCGCCCAATTCGTAGATAAGACCCGATTTTGTGGCCTGTTCAGGCGTATAAACCTGCTTGCCCAAGTACGTTCCTGGCACAAGTTCCCATTCTTCGTCAGTCCGGAAGGTAAAAAAGACGTAGTCGGCTATGATGAAGGCTTCGTTAGTCAAGATGTCGCCGCAGCTGGCCGTCTCGTGCGCCATGTAATGGACGAATAGCCTGTCACCTACCTTATACGGGTACTTGTCATTAGTCGCCAGCACTGTACAAATCTGTGGTTTCGTTTCGAGATAATTTACGTTCTCCTGTGACTTTTCATCATATGTGTCGCGCCAGTCATCGGGGCGTATTAGCTGAACACCTCCTACATCGAAAATCTTATTATGAGTCGTTTCAAACTTTACACGTATGCGATTATGGATGCACTTCATGCTTTCAGCCTTTCTATTCTTAACAAGTTTACTTTAGACAATAATAAATTTTCTTTAATGTAATTCCAAGACAGTTCATTAGCCATTTTCAACTCCGACTCAGATACCTTCGTAATATTTTCGTGCCACTGATAGCATGGTACATTGTCGTACTCCGGCAAATCTTTATTCCCAAATACAGCTGACCCGCAGTATACCATTTCTAAGAAGAAGATATTAGACTTACTCCTATTAAACTTCGTATTAGCGAGCGGGTAAAAGGCTACGCAAGCGTTCTGATTCATCATCCACTGCATATACTCCACCATATTCAGACCACCTGTATAGGCAATGTAGTTATCCCCACACCTGTTTTCTAAATAATGAAATCGCTGTCCGAAGAAAACGAATTGCCAATCCTTATTACCGTTTACCATACTGATGATTTTCTCCGGTACACCGATGTCGTACATATCGCCATAATGGGAGTCTCCACCGCGATAGGTAGCTATTTTGTTGTACGTAAATGGGCGTTTGTTGCGAACGGGCAGCAGAAGGTCATCGTGGGCGTTTGGGATGACGTGAATGTTCTTGTTATACAACCTAAATGCGCTCTTAATTTCAGGAGTAGACACCCAAACATCATCTGCTAATGTAATGCAGTCAATGGTCGATTTCTTTTCGTGTTCGTATTGCATATAGAGCGGATTCAGCGTACCTAATGACAGGGGGGAGTCATCCCAGTCTATTATCACCTTCTTGTGCCAACGTTTAGCTGTTTTGATAAAGTCAATAGCGATTTGACCCTGTGGCCTGAGCAGGAACACAGTGTCAAAGGAGTCAAGTAATTGGAAGTTTAGCGTTGAGTCCCGGCACTCAACAAGGGTAAGTTCTTTATCGTGGATGTATTCGAGAGGTTTGATTCGGTAGAACTCTGAGCCGCCGTCAAAGAATTTGTAGTAGAGGATTCGCTTCATTTAAGAGTCCCCCTAACCCACTCCCAATGCCCTGCCACCAACCACGCCGACACACCAATAAGTGCAACGAAACCTAAGGATGCGAGGATGGCAGGCCAGTGTTGTTTTATAAAAGTCATATTGATATCCTCCTCAAAACTCTAAGGTGAACAACATTGCAAACAAACTTAAACTCAGAACTATCCCACTGGTCAAAAGCGTCTTGAACTGATTGTATGCCTTGGAAATAGCCGAATTGCATATGAAAGTCACAGCAACAATCATCAATGACTAAATAGCCGCCTTGTTTTACACATCTTGCGTAGTTATTAAGGTCTGCTAAAGCCCCAACTTCGCTATGATCGCCATCCACATAAATAATATCATACGGACGTGAGTGATATACTTGTTCAATGATTGGAGTTTCAGCGCTTCCACCCACATACAGAATTGGCATATCCAACCCAAAATCGTGGTGTATCTTAGTGATATGTGCGAAGTAGTCGTCTTCTGTCCAACCTGTGCCGCGTCCGTCAAGTGGCGTAACGCCATAGCAGGTAGCGTCCGGCCGCAGCATCTTCCAGAGCGACATGGTAGCCGCCTTAAAAACTCCCACCTCAAGCAGCTTTGGGTTTTCGGGTAGTGTTTCGAGTAGTAGCTTCCATAACCACCAGAATGAACGTTCACCCATGCCGAATACTTTTGATTCAACATATGTTCTGTGGGCGTCGAGTTTCGGGTCAGCATTAACAAGTGCCATGAAATGCTCGTGTATCGATTGATGGAACGCTGGCACGTCTTGCCAGTTGTCGCGGAGGTCGGCGAGGGTCATAAGTTTCTACTATCGTATATAAATTTTACAAAGAATATTCCTAAAGAGTTAAAAAGTATTATCAACATCGGCATTACAACCCACTTACATACTTGAAAACTTTCTTTTACGCTATTTGAATTTTCCATAAGGAATGTTTCTTTATATAATAAAAAGAAAAGTAAATCAAGTGCTGATATTAATAATACCACTAAAAATATAGCAAATATAGTTTTCATCCCAACATCTCCTTTACTAATTCATCTAATTTCGGATCAACTGATCTTCCGTTCGAGTGAACGAACACCGGTTCGCAATTCATTATTTGAATACGACCCCCATCATACCCATACTGCCCCTCATCTATAAAACTATGAGAGTTAAAAACTCTTTGGCAACTATCTTCCATTATGTTTAAATCCATCCCTTCAAATAGGTAAACCATATTCATCCAATACTGATCGTCTGTATCGAAACTTGGCTTGTATTTCTCTACTAAGCTAATGAAAGTGCCTGAAGGTGAGTAATACAAACCACTATTAATATAATTAAACCTGTGCTTATACTCAATATACCTTTCTTTAAATGGATGTAATATTGGAGGCCACAGCCCACGTTCACAAGATAATAGCATATTGTCATGCCAAATATGTTTCTCCTCAAACTCCTCCGGCGTCCCAAATACCACTACATCAAAAGCATCACAAAAAACAAACCGTTCTACTTCAGGATGCGCCTTTAGATAGTTGTATGTTTCAATAAGTTTCATCCCAAACCCCTTCCATTCAGGAACGTGAATGCACACGAAATCCCAATTATGCAACTCCGCACTTCTTCTCAGCGCTTCGGCGTGTTCAGGGTGGGAGCATACGGTTATGAGTTTAATGTTGGTCATTAGGATTTAATTTTATTATAAGTGCAGTTATTGATATGGTTAAACCTATAATAACAGGAATTCCAGTCCAAATACCTCTGTCGCCAATCATCATTCCTAATGTGATTCCGTATAGCATCCATACTATAAATTGTAAAATTCTCATTTTTTCTGATATAAAGCCTTCTTAACCCCCGTTTTTAAACATTCCCACCCATGTTTTAACAACCAATCGTGTACGCGAGAATGCGTATAGAAAAAGTCCTCAACGCCAATATCATCGAATACGAAGGTTGCTCCAGATGGAGTACGGTAATGGAAAAAATGAACTTCAGAAAGAGCAGCATCGGCAGTATGCGGCCCATCAAAATGCACACATGAATAAATTTTGTAATAATATTCGTTAGTGCAATAAATGGGAGTGTCATCACTAAATCGTTCAAAATATTCAATATCAGTCATCTTAAAATGAACAAACTCCACCGGTTTACCAATGATATGCGTAAACAAATCTACCATGCATTGCTTGTACATGTCGTTTGTATAATCCAACCGACACGGTTCGATGTTCTCTTTCATTGCGTATAAGATGCTTCCGTAAGGATCGATACCGATGTGAGTTTTACCTGGACAATATTCAACTATAGCATCCATCATAGTAGCACTTCCAAGTCCTGATCGTACGCCAATTTCAACCGTAGGCGCATCAATGTTAGCAGATAAGCGCACAGCTTCAGTTAGAAATTCGTATTCACCACTATCTCCTTCGATCATCACTCAAACGGATTATAATAAACACCCAACGTTCCGTCCCTATACTTATCACACACTATAGATACCTCATTCATATGCTCGCTGGCCTCTCTTTTCTTCCACTCCGTGAACAAAGTTCCACCCTCGTCAAGGTTAGTTATGCGTATGTTTTTCATGAAGGCGTTCTTAAACCCTGCGCACTCAGACCTCACTGACATCGTGACGTCATCATATCCATATACCCCAGGACTCCACATGTAGCCAACTTTCTCCAACATCTCCGGCTGAAACATTGTGCAAGTCCCCATTATGTCCGAGTTCCAAAGCAATTCCCCATCCTCAATTAACTCGCCGTACACATCGTCACGCTTTAGGCCAAGTATACCAATCCCAGAATGCTCGCATAGCACTCGAACCATATCATCAACCCACCCTACGTGTTCCGTCGTCCAATCATCGTCGCATTTTACAAATGGCTCGCCATACTCACGAAGTATAAGCCCCCTGTTTATGCCTTCTGCTGTCCCTAAGTTCGTGTCGGACTCCAATAGTGTGAACCAGTTTTGGTGCAGACATGGAACATCCATACCGTTATTGATGACAATTAGGCGATGTTTATCAAAGTTGACGGTAGCGCGTAACGATTCTAACGTCTGTATCAGGTACTTTTCTTTACCATTTTCGGGGGTGCAATAGGCGCACATACTCAGGAGCGCACACATTAGATACCACCCTCCAACCACACCCGAATCTTTTCAGCGTTAGAAAATAACTCGTCCAAACTTTTAACCGGAACATTGCAGGCTATATCCAAACATTTCTCTCTTTCTTCTCGCTCATAACAGTACATATCCATGTCGTCCCCGCCCTCCTGCGCATGTAACGGAATTATTTCGTACATATCTTCAGTGGACATAGGCGAAAAAAAACGCTCCATACCTCCTTTGACAAGAAGCTCGTGCTGTTCTGGTGTTAGTGAAATGATGCTCATAATTAAAAAAATATCGCCCGGCAGCAATTAGAATACAAGATATAAAGCAATATGTCATGAAAATCACAAGTGCTGGTAGTCCGGGCGAATAATTTAAATGTCTTACTGATTTTCACTAATAACATATTGCTGACGTAAATCTACAATTCAAAAACCACATTACCAAATTTATTACTTTTATCGCAGATAAATCTGAAATAAGATGGCAGTAGTACAATCAGTTCACCTTCTATCCTTCAACGGGATGGCGGTTGGCACACAGGATCAAACATTTCCTGGAACATTACCCACAGCAACGTCACCATGCCCTATATTTGGGCTGAGTAACCGAGCTATACAGGGTATATCAGCGGCAACGGCAGCGCAAATAGCGGCGTTCCCTCCGGCATTAACCTCCGTGAATATTCAATGGTTCAATAAGAATCAACGATTTACCGGAACTATTTTAGTGTCTGAGGCGACAGCTTCCGTAATTTCAGCGACTTAGCCTTCTAACTCCCCTAACTCCCCCTGAGCTGCCACTGAAATACTGGCGGCATTTTTAATTGACACAACGACACACTCAGGCTCCGGTATCGGCAACCGCAGGTCAAGGTTAGCTGGCGGCGCACAATCCCGTATCGCTTCAACGATTTGAGGGCCATTCATCCGGCGAGCCTGCCTGTAAGCGCGAGCGCAGTTTCCACTTGCAACAGTGTAGGTGTGAAACATAACCTCGAATAGTAACAACTCCATAGCCGCCTCGTCTGCGAGCGCCAGCCTATAGAACGGATGTGATTTGATGTAGGCTATTTGGGCGGTGATCGTCACTTCAACACCCCCTCGCTATTGACGTGCGACCTGATATGCTGCTCAATCATCTTCTGAATGTCGTCGGTGGAGCAACTAAGGCCGTACAATTTGACGCCTTCTCGAACAAAGGTGAGGTAGGTTCGCTCGTTCTGTAACTCAATTATGACTTCGTTTTGGGGCATCGGACTGCTTTTCCTATAAAGTTACGCGATTGGTACGCACATTTCCAAATAAAATTTTGTGGGGTGGGGTGTAGAAAAAAAATGTGTGGGTATGGGGCGTGGAGATAACCGCCCGTGATTTGAGGGGGTGCGGTGCGAAGATAGATTGAAAAGTAAAAGCCGGGGTAGGCTATAAATTCCAAAACGAAACTCCTCTTACCTGGAAAAACTAAAATGATTCTGCTGAAACCCGAACAACTGTTTTGAAAACGCAGCAGGAACGCGCGTGAAGGAAGGAGTGAAAAGGAAACGCGCGCGCGTATGTATGGGAGAACGGAATGCAGTATAACGCCACGTTATAACCTAAACCGGCAATAATACGTCTCATAAATATCATTATGTTAAGTAAATTTTGTTTAGTAATACTAAAACCTCCCTCCTGCCCTATTGGATCCTACGCGCGTATATGTGTTAGTGTCGCAAACTCACCTTACAAACTAATTAGCGACAAAAATCAAATAAATTTGGATTATATCGTAATACGTATTACCTTTGTTATATCAGATCGCAAGGATTTGATTAGTTAAGCGAACTATTAGCCGCTGTGATAGCGTTCGAGTTAGGATGTACTTAGAAAGGTTCTTTGATTTATTAGTGCTAAGCATAATACTAATGCTGTATTGTTTGCCTTTGATATGGTTATCTAAGAAACATGATCGTAACGTGTTAAGGCAGCTTAAAACTTAAAAACATGAGAACATACCACAATGACCCAGATCAACCAAGTAACATCAACTACAATCGGTTTAAGCCCAACGGTGGCGACTATGACGAAGCTGTATTTTGCCGCTCATTTAGCGGTAGAATAACAAAAGCACGTTATAAGATATTATATCGTTTTTGTCGCGCAAATAGTGGTGGAATACCTATCTATTCGGATTATGACTGTACAGGTCGTGTATGCGGCCGATATTTTGAATTTGAATATAAACATAATAGAGTTACAGTAAAATTACGTGTAGCTTATGACGTATAATTAATCAACAACCCATAAATTTATATGAGAAAACTAAACGACGACGATGTAGCAAAGGTTAGGACTGTCAGACTATCCGACAAGTGTTACAGCTACATCCTTAAACAACACGGATCACTGGCGACTTTTGTAAAGCGCCAGGTAGAGTTGGAAAAACAACTGAAACAATTAAATAACCAATAACGTAAAGACCATGAACTTACAATCGATTGATAAGGATATTAAAGATTTAGAGAAAGCTCTAAAAATTATCGAAAAGACAGAGAATTACATGCAATTCAAAAAAGCTCATTTAATATTTGAAATATGTGAGCAAATTAGTGTTTTGAATGACAAAAAATATCGTCAAATAGGTACAGTTAATAAACTTGTATAACGTAAAACAAATATTAAATAATGACCAGTATGAAAACTCAATCAACTTTATCAAAAATCATTACCAAAGTAAATTGTACCTATGGGGCGCCAATGGGACGTAATAATATAGGCGAACGCCCAACTACAATAACATCAGGCCGTAATTGTAAAATAGTTAAAGCTAACCAAATAGCTATTTTTGATTGCTTTGTACCAATGTCGGATGCTGCATACGATAAAGGCGGTGTTTATTGGGGTATTGGTTCTAAACCATTGCGTGTGGCTTATACTAAAGACTTAAGCTATGTTGAATTTTATCGCGGCTATTCATATGAAAACAGAGAAATATAACTAACCCAATTTCACCACCTATTTTAATAATGACCAAAAACATGAAAACCTACAAAAATAGCTTTTACAAGCCTGAGCAACACCGTAACAATCCGTATATCCATGAGTTTATAACTCCACGCGATGAAACGCCAATTCAATATAACGGGTATGAGATTTACAGATATTCAAGTTCACAATATGATATTGTGAAAGATGGAGTTTGTTTAAGTATGGTCGGTTCTGTAAGATACGCTAAATTACATATTGATTGCGGATTAGATCATGTAAAAACCACAACCAAATTTAAGGAATTATATCCTAAAAACTAACTACCGGGTTACTGGTCATTCCCCAGTAGCAACCGCCAGCCTCGCCCTGAAACAACGGCGGGGATTTGGTGGTGAGAGATGTTTCTCAATTAAAATTAATGACCATGAACACTTTAAAAACCGCATTCCGTGCCGTTATCGCTCAGGGTGAAGGCGCTAACAGAGACAAGGCAATTGTATTCCTAACCATTGCAACCCCGGCACTGATTATTGTTTTATCAATAGCTAACCTTAGATAGCCATGAAAACACTAACACTGATCGCCGCCCTATGCTTTACAGCTAACTGTATAAGCTCACACAAAGTCCATATCCTGCGCCAAATTACCGACGAACGCGGACTAACCAGTGTACAATACACACAGGACGGGCGCGAATACGCACAAGATTATTTAACCAAAACCGAATATTTAAACCTGATAAACCAATGAAAGCAAACGATCCGCACACGCCCGGTAAAATGTATCTGCTTGATACAATGGGTACAAAAGGCACTTATGTAAAACACTATCAAGATGCCTATTACTTTAAAATTCATACCAAGCGCCATCCTTATGATATAGCAGCCGGTGACGAAAATATAAACGGCTTAGTGGGTTTCTATGACTGTGACCAGGCATACAAGGAGGCTACGCTATGAAAATCACCCCCACAAAATCAGTCCGCGAAGGGTGGAACGGCACAATTGCCGGAGTCCAAGCACTGGCGAAGTCTATGGAACGTAACCACCGCTGCCGGAAGCTCACTTACTCAGACCTGAAGCGTATGCTCGACACGGCGAACTACCACCATGATGAGTATTGGAATCTTGAGATGTATGACGTAGCATACAGGTATACACGGATCGGGATTCGTATCTTAGAGGCTATGGTTAAGATGGAAGCCAGTAACAAATTTAAAACCCTTTAAACCACAAAAGATGAAAACGGAAGGCGATCATTCAATACACCCATCAGTTGTAACGCAAGAAATCCCCAATGATTGGCGTGAAATTGATATTAAAATACCAGGCCTCACTAAGCGCGAATACTTTGCAGCTATGGCTATGCAAGGCATGTTACAGATGGGTGCTCAAACCGAAAATGGCGGCCTAACTCGACATCCGAACGACTTGGCTAAATTGGCAATCAACCAAGCTGACGCCCTCATTGAAGCCCTCAACCAAAAAACGAAGTGAGATGAAAGACCAACACACCACCCTAACCATAATAGTCATAATGATTATTTTGGGATTACTTAGCACATTGTAGATATGTACATCCTCACCCACTACTCAAACAACACCCGGTACAGGTATCAAATGTGGAGATACCTTGATACGGTTCATTACATATATTTGAACTAAACGATATGAAAACACAAATAATATTAACTTATAACTGGAAAACTAAACTAACAACCAAGTACAATACAACATCTGAAGCCGCTAAAGCCTTAGGTCTAAACGAACCCGAGGTATACACGGCGCTTGGTAAACGTCAAGTTGTTGGTGATTATAGTTTTAGTTTGACAATCTTGAACGACTTAAGAACGGAAGACACGAATTAACCGTCACTCTGACATTTGTTCCACATGGAACACACAAGCTCGCCTAACGCGGGCTTTTTTTATGCCTGGATGGTAGCGGTTTGGGTGATCCAGACGCACTAACCCGCTGCGTTTCCTAAACTTTTCTGCCCTATCCCACGTTTTTAAGCTAAGTGGGAAAAACACACTTGTTTTTGGCTACTTTTAGTTAAAAGTGGGAAAAAACCTTGCGAAAACAATACTTTTTGTGTGTTTATAAGGGTAAAAGTGAGGTTATCTACCTTGCACTTTGTATAAAAAAGTACTTTTTACATAGTAAACCAAGTAGCTAAATCTTTTTAACGCCCTCTTATCGGGATAATTAAAATAAACATCATAATCACTTTGTTAGTAATTCATTAAGTTTAAATGGAGGCTCTACTCCTATTATATCCCAAAAGTGATAATAATCCCTGCAAATATGGTATTCGTGACCTAAAGATTTGCATAGCGTTTCGAAAAGTTTCTGTTCTTTTGATTGGTTTCCTGTATCCGTTTTTAATTCTATCCAAATAACACCTCCATTCTCTCGCATATATAACCAATCAGCTATTCCTTTTTTTACCCCCATGCTACGAGCCTTATTCCCAGATCGTCCTGTTTCGCTGTTAGCCCAGTTGCATATAAGTCGTTGGTGGTTACGATATGCGTTTGGGTCTGGATTGGAAGGAAGATGTGAGTTTCTCCATGCTTCAGCAACCTGTTGATGTAATATTTCCTCTTTTCGGTTCATAAACTTTGTAATTTTGGGGGTAAACTTTGTAATTTTTTGCCCCTTTTTAAGGCAACTTTGTAATTTTTATCAAACTTTGTAATTTCAAAAGTGCATTTCCAATGAGTTATGGCACTTTGTTACAAACATTACAAACTTTTTATATATTTTACGTACGTGATATAATTGGTATATATATAGGGTAAAGCTTTGTAATTTCTGTAATTTTGGTGTTAATTATTTGATTTGCAAGTGTTTACACTTTTAAACTTTGTAATTTTTTTGTAATTAGTTTGTAATTTGGTTACAAACTTTGTAATTACGTAAACTTATAGTGCCGTACGGACTGGTATATATAATCTTCAACCGAATAACCCTTGCTTTCAGCATATACATTAACCCATTTTGAGAATAATTGCTTAGTAAAATATTTATTACTAAGATATTCATCGAATTGCTCAGTAAACGATCGGTATAATTCTGCCCGAGCTATTGTTCTAAAATCAAAATCAGTCATGAACTTTATAAAATCTATGTTTGTTTCTGCAATTAATCGCTTCTCAGGCAAGTTTATTAGTGTTTGGGATACTAACCCTGCCTTTAAATAAAATTGGCAGCAATCGACTATAAATGCGTCAAATGACTCGTAGTCATTTTGCGACCATTCCACGAACATCATTTTTTTAAAATCGTCCAATGGCGTTCTTTGTCTGTTATAGTGCTGTGAAATTTCCAATTCAAACCGTCTGCGTTCATGTGAGTTCCCCGCGCCTTTAATTGCGTAGTTAGTTGTTATAACTATTTTTGGAGTATCTTGGAATGTATAATGTATGGCATCCTTCCCTTTTTTTTCAATATTAATTCCATCTGTCAATACGGCAAATAAACGTTCAAAGTCAAATGATTTATTCACATCTTGGAAGGCTATTAATTTTGTATCTGCATTTACGGATTGGTAAACGAAATTTTTATCGAAGCTAAATGTTTTCCCTTCTATTGTAATGGTTGTTAAGAATTGCTCTACCGCCTTTATTAATAAGCCTTTTCCTGTCCCTCCCTCCGGGTTACTTGAAATAACTTCGTCATTTAAAATAATTGCTGGGCAGTATGCAGGGGATTTGTAATTATGTATTAAAAATCCTAAAACAGAACAAATAGATTTATACCTATTATTATCCTTGTTAGATATATTAAAAACGAATTTTTTAAAATCAGACTCAATTTGATCTGGGTTTACAGATGTATTGTAGACACGGGGTAAAATTTGACTTTCCCATATATACCCATCCAATTCAGTGTAAGGATGTGTAGTAATCTTATTTTTTGTTATTTTGACTATACAATTCTGATAGTAAAGCTGCATAGCGTCTTTCCTGTCTTTCCTGAATTCTACCTGTTTTGCTGGCAGTGTTTCAAGAAAATCATCAGATACAGCTTTTGAAATATCTTTAAGCGCAAACTGATGAATATATTCAGGGCAGTCATCAACTAGGATGAGAAAATTTAGTATTTCGTCCTTCAGTTCTTTTTTACCTACCTGCTTTACGATATTGTCTATTATGCGTATAGGTATAAACCGGTCAATAGAAGTTCTGTAAATGAAATATCCACGTGAAGTGAAGAAGGCAGTTAACTTCACAAAGTCAAATTCCCATCCGCCATTTTGCTTAGCCCTATATAAAGTAAAATGGGGGAATTGTTTTTCGGAGGCTCTGTAAGCCACCGACATTTTATTTACCATAAACTGATACTAAATGTGATAAAATATGTTGCTTAGGTTCAAATCCTGTTTTTTCATGCGCTTCTTTAAACGCGTAGAACATCATTTCTTTTTTTTCATTTGTGGTAAGTTGAAGTGGTTTAATACGTTCTGTAATTTGCTTAATAAGACTATGGAGAAATGTTTGAGAATTTTTACGAATAGGGGTGTCGGGTAAAATTTCCAGCTCCATTATCATATCCGAATATACGGTTTGCCTCGGCATTTCAAAACCACAATATGGGCAAATCGTTGCAGCCATATAAATTAGTGCTTCACAAGGTACTAATATTTCTTTCCCTGTTTGTGTGTCGATTGTCGGTACTTTTTCATTTGGGCATACTTTCATTGGTGGCGCGCCTTCTCCTGGTTTGTCTGGGTTATAAAAATAACCCTTCCAATCATGTTTTTCATTCCAATAACCAAATTTTTCCCCGCGTATATTATCTCCTAAATCTATTATTATGAAGTATTCTTTTCCTGTTTGAGGCGATAGTCGGGATCCGCGTCCACAACATTGCAACCAAAGCGGAAGTGATTTAGTCTTTCTATTGAAAATAATAGCCTCGATAGTTGGGTCATCAAATCCAGTTGTAGCAATCCCTACATTATTTAGAATTGCGTTGGGAGTATTTGATAACCATTCAAATGTTTCTTTCCGGACTTCATCAGTTACTGATTTACTGTCAAGCGACCTGCTATTATACCCGTTATTCTTGAAGCACTCATGAACTAAATTAGAATGTTCAATTGTTGTATTGAATACCAATGTTTTTTTCCCTTTACAAAATTTTTCGTACGCATCGACCACTGCGTCTACTAATTTGGGCTTAGAAAATTCAATCCCCATTGCGGCCATGTTATATTCTCCAGCCGTCACCTTAATATTCTTTGAGTTTAATTGCGTAGGTGGTGCGTGGTGTATTGCCGGAGAAAGATGTTGTAATTCTATTAGTTTGTTGATTTCCACCCCTGTAACAATTGCCTGATAGTATCCATTTAGTGGATGTTTTTTACTTGAAGATTTTGGTGTTGCTGAAAAGCCAAGAATAATTGTAGCTTTTTGTCCTGCGCGTTCCCGTTCAATGAAATGGTCTATTAGCTTAAAGAAATTTCCTATATGTGTTTCATCTAAGATGATAAGATCGAAATATATATCAGGAACTTTTTTAAGTTTATTATTAAAAGTCTCGACCATTTCTACATATACATTTTCTATTCCAAAAATAGAAAGCGTTTTCTTGGTCTGCATCATCAACTCCTGCCTGTGTACTAAAATAGCAATCTTAGCAGACGGATAACGGGAAAGATATCGTTGTAATAGATAAGAAAAACAGATCGTTTTACCAGCTCCTGTTGCCAACTGGCAACATACCCTTGTGTGCCCCTCTGAAAGTTTTTTTATAATTGAGTTAACAAATTCAATTTGATAGTCCCTTGGTTTAATTGCAGTCATATATTTTCGGTATGTAATTGTAATCTTCGGTTAAGGTCGGTTATTTCCTGGCGCAGCTTACCATTTTCTATCCGTTCATTCCTTAGTGTGTTGGATAAGTTGAAATTATCTAATTGTATTTTACTTAGTGTACCGATATTAGCTTCAAAAAGCATTAGCCGCGAAAGTGATTTTTTCACCCGTTCTGTATACCCATTTTTTTCAGCATATTCAGTTAGTTCTTGCAGTAACTCATAAGTAATTCCCTCAATTGTCGTTATTGCTTTCCACGCCTCGGTGTCTTTATTATAAAGTAACTGGTATGACCCTGCAAGCGACTGGTAGTAACGTGACTCCAATCGCGCGTCTTTGGTTGCTTTATGTGCGTCTCTTATTACCTGCTGATGGGCCGAAGCATCCGGTTGTTTTGGGATAGTTGCAGTTGGTTTGTGATTATTAGGTATCATAAAGATTAAAGGTAAAAAAGCATAAAGACAAAAAAGCCCGGCAAGGTAGTAGCAAGCGCGGGCAGTTTTAATATTAATGTGTGTATAAGCGTAGTATCTCCGTGGCTACTACCTCACAAAAATACTAATTTAGATTAAAAAGATAAAGAACGTTTTTCTTACTAAATATACCATTCCAACACGCAAAAACAAAACAAACTTTGGAGAAAGTTGTTAACAGAGGCGAACACAGCGGGTATACCATTTGCGGGCGCCAGACATATAACATTGAAAAGTCCGCTCGTTAATACATAAAGCGCGCGAAGCCTCAGCGCAAGAAAAATAAAATATACCGGTTTCAGTATCGAATACTAATGATTTCTCAACCGGCTTTCGACCTGTCTTATTCCAAATATATTTTTTATTCCGAAGCCGAAGTGCTTTACTTAACCTGGACACACCAGCCGGAGACATTCCTGTCATTGCAGCCATTTTATAAACACTCATCTCCTTCCAATTATCAAGTACAAATCGCGCATGGGGGTGTTTATATGGGCTGCGTTTAGCTTTACGAACCGGTATGGCATGTTGTAATACTGGCCTTAGTTCCCGGCGCATTTTAGACCATAATGCGAAATGTCCGCCCTCTGATGCTATTTTACCTTTGAATATAGCCAGTAATTGCAATCCGCTTTCGCTCCATTCGAATTGTTCCATTTTTGTGATAATTTTTTACGGGGTGGTTAAAATAGGGGGGTTTGTTGAACTTTTACACGATACCTACTTTTTACTAATTTCATATTTTCAATTGCCTGTTTATAATAGCTATCCTTTAGCTCTATGCCGATAGCTTTTCGTCCCATTGAAACAGGGCTATAACATTCGCTTCCAACGCCCATAAAAGGTGTTAACACAACTTCGCCAGGATTGCTATATAATTCAACCAGCCTATCAATAACATCTAATTGTAGAGCATGAACGTGCTTTTCATCATCTGGGTCTTTACTATCTCTGAATGGCAAAACATTATCAATCCGAATATCATCCCAAACAGAGGAAGCATAGCGTTGCCAGATGTAATGATTAAGTTTGGTTATTTTATCTTCCTCATTAATTTTATTAAGGTGTTCCCAAAGTTGATCTTCATTAAGATTGCTATTATTAGCATTATTCCAGGCCCGCAGTATATTTGGCAATATTGGAGTTTCTCCGGCATATTCGTTAATGCCAAATGGGTGTATAACTGGGACTAAATTATCACCCTTTTTGGTAAACACCAATACATAATCAGGCATAGCGGTAAAGCATTTGGTGCTATCTTCAACTATAAATTTATGCATTAATGATTGCACCATAGTGCGCATGCGCACTTTTAATGGCTCTTTCCAAATAGTTATCCGGTTTCGGTATTCAAAGCTATATTTTTCGTGCAGTTTAATAATTTCATGTGGGAAATCCCAAAGCCTGCAAGTGTTATCAAAAACATCTGTGCAATGAACAGCCGATATCCGGCCGGGTTTAGTTACCCTGGCAATTTCAGCAATTAAAAATTCATACTGTTCTAAAAATTGCTCTTTAGATTCACAGTTGGAAAAGTCGCGGTGATCGCTGGAATAGTTATAAAGCCCTGCAAATGGGGGTGAGTATATGGATAAATCAATACTTTCATTAGCGAGTGTTGGCAATACTTCCATGCAATCAGAATTATAAATTGCATATTGATCGGTTATTAATTGCTCCTTTGTTGTGCCTGATAACGTAGTGGTAAGTGTATTTGGATTTTTACGTTTCGGATTGGCAATATTTTCTGTGATTTTTTTCATATAAATGAGGGTTTTAAAACTTCTTTATTAAATGGTTTATATGTATGCGTAAAAGAACTGTTTACACTTTGGGTTAATTTCCCGTGCAGGTTTATGGCCTTATCTGTTTTTTGGTCTATGGCATCCATAACCCGGCGCTGACCGTCCGATGTTACCCGGTCGATAGTCACATCGTTGACCTGTCCGAAACGCCAAAACCTGCGGATAGATTGATACCACTGCTCATAGCTCCAGGTAGGAAAAAATACTGAATGGTTGCAGTGCTGCCAGTTAAGGCCCATGCCTGTCATTTTAGCTTTGGTGATTAGCCGCTTTATATCGCCAGACGCAAATGCCTTTAAAGCTTCTTCTTTTTGCTCAATAGATTGGCTGCCTATTATTTCTACGGCTTCTTTATCCAGACCCCGGAGTAACGCGCTTTCATTATTTGTGTTACACCAATAGACAGAAATTTTACCGGCAGCTAATTCGCAAGCTTTTTCACAACGTTTAGTTTCGGTTTGTTTTTGTTCATGCCTGACTTCGGTCATGGATTTAGCCATAGGCGTAAACATTTGGATCTGACCGTTGACGTCGATAAGTGATTGATTTTTTACAACGTGATCGTTAATAATTAGGTTAGGCAAAATATAACGCTCATCTGAAAATCCTAAGTCGGATGGCATCTTACACATAATAGACCATTGGTTTACCCAAGCAAAAAAATCATTTTCGGCATGTGGTTTCAGATACCATTTTTCGCCAATATTCCGGTTTGAACTATCAACGCTATTTTGATTGTTCTTAAAGAATTTACCTAACATATCCATATATCCCATATATCCTAAAGCTTCGGATGATGTGCCAAGTTCTATAAAATCATTAGGCGAAGGGGTCGCGGTCGATAAGAAACGATAAGGTATTTTCTTTACAAAAGCTGTTATTTGTGCCTTTATTTTACCATCAAAGTTTTTAAGTATTGAACTTTCGTCACATATGACGGCAACAAAATCAGATGTATCAAAAAGGTGTAACCGTTCGTAATTACAAAGTACGATTTTTTTAGTATGCTTGCCATCTTTTGAGTATTCAATATCATCAATACCAATCTTTTCAGCCTCTAATATGAACTGGAAAGCAACTGCCAGCGGCGTTAAGATTAGTACTTTTTTATTGGTGTGTAAAATGATGTTGAAAGCTTCCGAAAGTTGAATAAGTGTCTTGCCCAATCCAGTGTCAATGAAATTACCTATCCGGCCTTTTCTGATAGATTTCTCTATTATAAACCTTTGGAAATCAAAAGCGATATCGGGATACCACGTAGCTTCAAAACCAAAGTCACCAATTAGATGTTTTTTCCGTTCTAAGAATTGTATATAATCCATAAAATCAAAAAAGCTATTCGGGTTCACGCCAGCCAGACGATCCCCCTAATAGCTCGTTTTAAAGCTTCTTAATTCCGCTGGCTGGCCGGGTAAACTAATATACTAAAATAAACTTAACTGACTTTTAACTTCCTTTATTTCCTCTTCCACCAAAACCACCACCTCATTCTCGCTAAGCATCTCAACCAGGCAGGGGAAGCGCTGACCCACTCTAGGCCATCTGAGCGAATGAGGGTTAGCGGGTCGTTTTGGGCGCAATATTGGGAACGGTTGTAACTGCGGATGTCTTGGGCTGCAAAATATGTCATCTTTTTTAAACTGCTTGCGTTAGGTATGGGGGTTAATACATATATGCTGGCTTATCGCAGACGAAAATTCCGTCCCAACTTTCTGCCCAGAAGTCGTACGATTGATTAAAGTTTTCTTTGATCAAACATTCGTTAAATTTGTCTACAACCGTTTCGTATTCCTCTAAGCCGTGATCAATAAGTGACTTATCCAATTTGTGAACCGACACGCCTCCCTTGCGATCAAAGGCTATTATATAAAACGGCACTTTAACGCCCTCCTCTGTAAGATACATTGCAGCCTGCCCGTATATCCATCTGTCAATAATAGTGCGTTGTGCCTTACGTGGTGAAGCATCTGGGACTAATTTAAGGTCAGCTTTTAACTTCTGGCCGTTAAGATCAATATATCCTCTAAAGCCGAAGTTTTTATATTGCCATTCAATGTACTTTTCACGTTCAGGACATAAAGATATTATCTTTTTTGCAGCCCGGTTGAACATTATATTATTTGCGATGGCTTTTGCCTGTTCATGTATCTTAATTGTGATTACAGTACCTTTAACATTAGCCAAAAAATTCGCTTTCCATTCCTTGTATAGATTGGTATTGCGTGGGTTACCACCACCAATTTCAGCCACCTTTGCCGTGTCATCCATGACTGTATATCGTTCGTCAAACTTTTCAGGCTCTAAAACCAGGCAGTGAATGACGGTGCCTAAAAACATAGCCTCTGTTTGCTCCGGCTTTTGTAAGACGTAATTTACAAAATCTATGGGGGTATCTCTGAATTTTTTTAAACTACTGAATGACAATAGTTTTTTGCCGGTCATTAAATCATCAATTAGCTGATCTAATTTTTGTTTGAAGTCTTGGATAATGACGACCTCTTCTATTTCTTCTACTAATTCTGACATGGTTTAAAATTTGATAGGTTTAACATTTTTAAGACGCTTTGATGTTCTGCCCATTTCATCGCAATATTGCGACATGCAGAACCTAATGAGAAAAGGGTCGGGGCCAGCGCGGTTGTAACTTTCCACACTGGCTTTAATTTGCCTTTTGAGCAACTCCCGAACTTCCTTACGGTTGAACGTTTGCTGCTTGTTCATTTTTGGCCGCCTTTTTAATTTGCTGTTTACGTTCTCCCATCGCCTTTATAAACAAAGCCTCGCCATGTAGCGCGGTATTGTCATTAAAGATTGCCGTCAGTTCATCCAATGTCTTTGCATCAGCAATGGCGTTAATGATCGTTTCAGGCACTTCTAATGGTGCAGGAGGAATTATTTCTGTGAAGTCGGTGTCTTCTGACGGAGAGGCAAAAGTATTGCGCTGAAAGTCATAATCGTGTTCGGAGTCAATACCCGATAGCGAGTAAGCCTGCTTTAGCGCGTGGGCTTCGGCAACCTTTTTAATCATGCTGCCAGGATTTGATTTCCATGCGTTGTAACCCTTGTTAAATTCAGCAAATGAAGCCCAAGCAATAAAACTATCCATATTGTCACGTTTCACTATGGCATAAGCCCCAACGATATTACCGCGATCAGCCTGTGAAAACTCGTGTTCAATATGGCCGGATACAACATTCATTTTAAATTTGTCCTTTTCACAAACGTACGCGGACCGGATACCGCGAAAATCAGATTTGCGTTGTGCGTTGGAAAGGAAGCCATCGCGCCCGGCGAAGATCAGCATATCGTTGCCTGACTTGTAACACCATATTTCTTTTTGAAATGGGTTAAGCCCGGTTGATGCGGCAACGGCAAGGAAGTACTTTAACTCTGCATCCGTTGTACCTTTGGCAACCGAATTTTTAATAATGTCAACGTCTGTTTGACTGAATTGGCTTATGGCCGACTGTTCGCCCATAACCTGTAATTGTTCTTTTTTCATGTTGTTAAGTATTATGTTATGTTATAGAAATTGCTTTTTTAAAATCTTATCAAGCTATAAAGCCACTTAATTGGACTTGATTATCTGCGCCTTTATGTAGAGCGCCCATTTATTAAACGGCAGTCTTTTTGGCGGGTGTACGGTTGATTGGATTGATCGATGTTTGCTCATATCTGTACCCCTTCCAATTGTTCCAGTAATTGCTTATTTATAGCCTCTATACGCGAGGCAAACTCTTTCAGGTCTACAACGTCATCCGATTGCGCTACCTCTTCCCTACATAGCCGTAAACAAGCGTTAGATAGCTTATTGAAGTATCCTAAATCCCGCGATGTTTCTTCGCCTGACTTTTGGTTTTCGCCATACTTAGTGGCAGTAAAGCAATTACCCTCAACCGTGATTGAGTATTTGTTGCCGTTTAAGTTAATTTCTATTTTCATGTTTATGTGATTTAGTTTCTAATTCAAACGCCATTTTCAACTCTCTGCAAGCACTGCGCCAAACCAAGTGGAACGACTCGTTCCGCACCCGTTCAATCTCATCCCTAATTTCCTGCTCTGCCTGCGCAGCCGATATTGAACCGGATTCAAGTTGTTGGAGGAGGGTGGGGAGGCTCATGATAATGCTTTGTTAAGTGCGGATTCTGCTTTTCCAATAGCTTCGCCGAATGAATTACTAAAGGCAGTTTTTTTGCCCCCTAAGTCTTCTATACTTGGCGCGTGGCTTAATAGTAATTGTAGTGCCTCTAATAATTCTGGTGCGGCAGCAATCAGTTTGGCATTAGCCAATTCTTCTGCATAATTAAAATCACCCATTTCGCCCATATCACAAATATATTTTGAGGCTTGTTCGTCGCCGTCCCAAACTATTATTTGTGGATTTTCAGGCGTATAATCATTATACTCTTCGTAGGTATCATGTACCAACCACGGGCCTTTTGTTCCTTCAAATTCTTTCATATCTCTTTTATTTTCCCCTCACTTGCTAACCGGGGGTGAAAGGGTTTAATCGCAATAAGAATGATGGCAATGAGGGCAACCAGTAATAGGGCCATTAGCACGCTCGACTGATATACCTGTTTTATAAGTGCCGTGATCGATTTGCTTATAAATATCCTGCCTGCAATCGTAGCAGAATTGAGTGGGTGCAAAGTGAGGCCATTGGTTGTCTTTACACCATTTGGCGTGTACTTCGTGGGCCTGCTTTGCGTCGAATGTTTCTTCTATTTGCTTTTCCATATGTCAATGAGTTATTTGGTTTATGATATAAATCTTGGTGAACGCCCCTCAATTTTAGCCAATGCTATTTCCTTTTTAATACGCGACTTTAAAGCGATAATTTTTTTATGATTATAAATCCTTGCTGAACCACCTAATTCAGTCCCTGCTTTTTCAATCCAATAACCACTATCATACGGATTAAAGCTAACTACAAATTGAATATTATCACCATGCAATTTATAATCTTCATAGTATACTCTGAAAGCTTGTTCCCAATCTTTAAACTCAAAAAATTGTTGAGTATATTCTTGTGTATAGGTTGCTAAGTTCATGCTTGTTTTACTCTCCTTTCCCCCTCCAATCTTTCGGGGTGTGGGAACAAAGTTGGGTATAAGTTTTGATATTAGGAAATTTATTTTAAAATATTTTTAAATATTTTTGTTGCGTATATGGGAAATAGTTTTTACCTTTACAAAGTCGAAAGACAAATACATGGCGGGGATAGTGTCAATATAGCACGTCTTAAGAAAGTATAGGGGCGGTTCGAAACAAACCTGTATGAGTAACATGAAGGAAAGCCACCCTAAAGGTGGCCTCCGCTGGCACCATATAAATAACGAGGCGTCCATGTCACGCCTACAATGCGAAAGCAAGAGATATGGGGACAATAAAATATTAGAAATGAATTTTTTAAAAGCATTATTATATCCATTCCGAAAAATGTCAACGCTGGCTCATATAAATGATTCGGCATTAAAATACTGCAAACAAGGCAGATGGAATGATGCTAAAGAAATGATAAAAAGATATGAACGGGTTAGGATAAATATGTAACTATCTTAAGTCGGCAAAAAAAACTGAATTTAATATAATGGCAAACAACTCAATATTAAAAGAGCGTAAGCAAACCTATCCATTTAAGACTATGCAAGTCGGTGATAGTTTTAACGTGAAGAAATCAAAGTATAATTCCATGCTCACGGCTTGGCGTTATCATAATAAGAACTTCGCCCCGATAGTAATTGTGGCTGAAACTGAAAATGGTGTTTATAAAGTAACCCGTATATCATGAAAAAACTTTCCCCCACCGAAACCGCCTGCCTCCTCGCCATTTTGATAATTTTGGCGATTGGGTGTGAGAGGCAACGCAAGGCAGAGAGTAGCACACAGGCACAGGACAGTGTCACTATTGCCAGTATGGGAACAATATCGATTGACACCTGCGTAATTGTGACTGCCGCCAATTATGTGAGATTTGACACTACTAGGATTGACACCGCTTCATTTATAGCCGACCATTCTGAAATCAGAAAGGATAGCACTAGATGAGAACAAGAATAATCCTGCAGGCATTACTCTGCTTTTTATCAGGCATTATATGTGGTATAGATTTAGTTAAATCGGATTGGTTAGGTATGGGTGCTTACACGCTGATCGCTGCACTTGGCATGTATAATATTTACAATTTTATAACCAAACAGCCCTCTTGCTGAAATACAGCCGGGGTATTAATAGAAACTAAACTTAAGATGATGAAACAAGAACAATACAAAATAGATTATTACGCCGAATCACTATCGTGCATATTTGACGAGGCTGGACTTGCTGATATTTGGAACTCAATACCACGCGAAAAGCAAAATGAAATAGCTGATGGCATTATCGGAGCTATCGAAACGCAATCTATGGCATTTGGATATGTTGATACTCGTGGTGATAGTTTTGAGGTTTCACAACTTAAAAAACAATTGGCAGAAGCCAGAAAAGAAGCCGAAGAGTGGCGACAAGGATTTGTAAATAATGTATCGTCACGTCATCCTAATTGGGAAAAACATCACATATCAATTGGCAAAGATGGTTCAGCATCAAACACATTAGATCGTTAACCCCTAATCAATATAAAACAGTAAAACACCAAAGAGTATGAAAACTGAAATTGAAAAAGTTGCAGCAGGCTTGAGAAACATGGCTTATCCGCCACAATACTTTTTATTTGTTGATTGCCACGAAAGCAGGTACTATGATGAAAGTAAGGTTTGTGGTATACCTGTATTGAGAGTTGGAAACAATGCTGCAACATCTTCTGAAATGGATACATACGATTGCCCGTGGGTGCCATTGTATGAAACCGACAATTCAACACATGCTGTCAACTCAAGTTATTTTTATAAAGGGTATTCTAATGTTTAACCACATCCTATCAATAGGTAACAATAATTAAAAGGGGGAGAAAAATGAAAAAGGCCAAGCGAAATAATCTTAAAAATCACTTTTATCTGTCCACAAAGGTGGGGACCATTCATGTAAATATGAATCCAAATTCAGATAAAGAAACATTTGAAGCCGTTCAAAAAATGGCAGAATTAGTATATAATAAAATTAAATAACCCCACCCAATGAACATACCAAAAGAGCAGACCGAAAAGCAGGAGTATAGCAAGTCCCCGTTATTTGGCTACAGGAAGCCACACACGGATGATTCGGGCAATACATGGTGTTCCTGTACTATTCCAACATTGATTAGTAATATGGGCATTGGAGGCGGTCAGGCGTATTGTTTACGCTGCCATCATAACTGGTATAATTAATCAGCCGCCCTTGTTTTCGGGTGGATTAAAATGGAGAAAGAATTATGAGTATAGTATCAATGCACCATGCGGTTATGAAAGTCACAGCCGTAGAAGATTACGATAAGGTAATGGCTTATTGTGTAGTTTACGGATTGCCCGTATTCGAGCCAAAAGGCAAAAGTTGGCAACGGGTGGAAGATGCTACCGCCGAAATGCTAAAGAATATAGAAGCATTCCCGAAACCATTAAATCGGGGCGTTTCCTACTACAAATCATTATTAACCCCAAAAGCAAGTGAGTAAAAGGATATGGAGACAAATCTTAAAACAATCCTCGACCACGCATTAAATGGCGGTAAATTTCAATACTTGACTTACGACCATAAAAAGGCGTTGGAAGAGTTTAAGGGGACTCAGGAATATCAAAACATATGTCAAGTAGATTTAATGTGTCACAGCTCAGGAAAGCCAAAGATTAATAAACATGACATACCAAAAGAGATTAGGGATAACTATCCTATTTGGCGCAATGGCAAGATAAGGAATGTAGAGTTTAACCCTGATGGGGAGATTAGACGCATTAAAATTGGTGCTAAATTCTCATTGAACTTTTATGAAGATGATATTGATAAACTTAAACTAATTAAGCCATGAACCAACCCACCCAAATTATTGTAAAAGACTACATGGGTACAGAAGCCAAAGATTACGCTTTTTCGAATAAAGCCGCGTCCGATTCATTTTATGCTAAACAGCCGTGGTTCCCCTGCCCGGCCATCGTCAACACCGAACCAGGAAAAACTATTTTAGCAGAATTGAGGTGGCAAATAAGAGTAAATAAAGATTTGGTGCAAGCAGGAATTGATAAAGAAATTAGGTGGAAAGATGCTAATGCTTATTATGCAGAAGAATTGGTAAATGATATGCCTGATGCCTTTCGCCAAATATGGGTTCCAATTGTCGAGCAGAAAGAGGGGGAAGGGAAGTTGCCACTAACAGAATTTGAAAAGATAAAGAACCGATTTGAAAAAGGAGACTACGACCTTAATGATGTAATGTTAAGATGTTTTGAATTGGGGAATAAAAAGTAACACTTAAAGGAAAATGATATGAGCGACTATAATTACAAAGGAGTATACGAACCCGTAAACGTCAAAGTGGTAAAGTTTTACGACTTACCCGATTATATATTCTCATTGGAGCAATGGGAACAAGAAGGAGGTTGGCGTGGATTAATAAAATCAGGTGCATTCTCGTTAAGAGATGTTGAAAAAGTAATAATAGGTAAAATGAATCCAATCGAATTTGATAATCTACAACCTTGGGAGGGATAACAACATGGAAAAGAAACAAAGCGAAATAATTCCCAAGTTTGAACAGATATTGAACAAAATGGGGTGTGGATATCTGATTACCACATCGGTCCTCAATGCTATGCAGCAATCCTACAACCTTGACCGCGAGTCCCCATTAGTAACAGGTACGGCAGAGGAATTTATAGAATCAAAATATCCTACAAAACTGCCATTTAACAATATGTTCTCAAGAGACAATGTCGCTAAGCTTATGGATGAATATACAGCCACCCAATCCACCACCATAGAAAGGTTGACTAAGGCGCTAGAATCACGTGACGAAATATTTAAATGGCTATTAGGATATTATGACTTCCCCGAACCACCCGTAGAAGGCAGGCCACGATATTATTGGCGCAGTCATTTACAGGATAAACTAAAAGAGGCAGGAATAGATATTGAAGGTATTAAGTCTCCGTTTCAGCCAAGAGAAACTGATAGCAAGCATTAAAAAGTAGAAAGATGAAACTATCCAAAGCCTTTAAAATATTCCTCTATCTACTCCATTCCGACCAATGGTATATCGTTGCAGAGGATAAATACAAGAGAAACCACATTGTAGAGGGTAAGATAAATATTGGTAGTTTGGCTAAAGTTGTTCATGATAGCATTGACGATGCTATAGGTCAAGACGAAATATTACAAGAAGCAAAAGATTTATTAAATTTATAATGAAACGAACCACCATAACACTCGCTCTGGCTTTTGCAGCATTAGCCGGATTTGCGCAAACAACTAAAAAGGACACTCCGATTATGTACTACAAGCTCACAGAGAGCCAGGTCAGCCAGATTAGCCAATTACTCTACTTTGGCGAAGTCGCAGCGGGTAATTCCGACAAGATTAGCACGAAGGATTACAATGCTTATCATGCGGCTGTATTGCACATAGACTCTGTGCTTCGCAGTCAGTACATGAAATTTCATCCGGTTAAGGAGCAACCTAAGAAACCAACAAATTAAAAAATATATGAGACTATTTGAAACACTCGACATCCTTAATCAGCAAGATGATAAGGATAAAACAGCAAAAGCAGGATGCTGCTTTGAAATGGTAAGTTGCGATGTAAAAGGCCGTAATGGATATGTGAAAATGGGAGTGCCTGCTGAAGTCGCAATGAATATCATAAACGATAACAAAAGGTATCGCCCAGTGCTTGTAATTGTGGATATGGATGCCTATAATGCAGTAAACAAATCATAACTTTACATAAACAATTAAATTCAAATCAAATGAGCATCTTCTCTTTTTTAGGCGAACTATTCACGAGCATCTTTTCAGCCACCCGCCGGGCATGGAATCACATCCCTTCACAAATCCAGGAACAGATTAAAAACGGTTCAGGTATTATCAACATCTTACAACAATTTATCGGGCAAGATCCGAAGCTGACCATCGCTACATTACAGGCCAATTTGCCAATCAATGCCGATCTGCTGTATTCGTCGCTATCCGTTTTAGCTAATTACTGGAAGTTAACCGTTCCGGCGACGTTGGAAGATTTGATAGTTGTCATACAAGAGCATTTAAAGAGCCTACAAGACAGCGAATGGGATAGAGTGTTATCTACAGGCGCGCAGGTTGTTGCAGACGTTCTAACAGGCTCTGCTACACCATTTGGAATAATAAGTACCGTGATAGAATTTGTCTATAATGAGTTCTTTAGAAATAAGGAAATTAAGTTGGTTAGTTTGCCGACTACACCAGTTTCGGCTGTGTAACTCCCCCGCACCGACTTTTTCAGAACCGGACTAATCATCCGGTTTTTTTTAAAACTTAAATGATATGGAAATCATACTTGATAGGATAAAATTGTTAAATCCAGAACGCATAACAGTTGATGATATTTGCCAATCATTCCAAATATCAAGAATAAAAGCACGAACGCTATGTGAAATGGCTATTACTGAAGGTATATTTAAAAGTCAAAAAGAAAATAATATAGAGTTTTATATCTTAATAAGATGACCGGACTAATGAAGAATTATCACATCTCCATTATAGATAAGGAAGTAGCCAAAGCTACTATAATAAAAAACCATTATTCTCACAAATGGACTTCATGTAGATATTCAATAGGCCTATTCAATGACATTGACGAGCTATGCGGAATAGCCATATATGGTTTCCCGATCGGTCGCCAAACCGTGAAAAGTATAACTGTAGACCTTGAAAATAATGAGGTATTGGAATTGACAAGATTATGGCTAAGGGACGAAGAACCTAAAAATTCAGAATCCCATTTTATAGCTATGACATTTGATTGGCTAAGGCAGCACACATCAATAAAAGTATTAATAAGCTATTCCGACCCAATGGCTGGGCATGTTGGAGTAATTTATCAAGCAACTAATTGGATTTATCAAGGGAATAATACGATGCTTATTAAAGGGTACTTACATCAAATAAACGGCGAAATAATGCATCCAAGAAGTGTAGTGGCTAAATTTGGGACTATCAATACCGTTGAACTTCTTAAAATAGATCCAAATTATAGAAGAATTGAAACCAAGAAAAAACACAGATATTTATATATACTCCATAAAAAGCAAAGGAAGAATATTATTAATAAACTAAAACACGCCCCTTTGCCATATCCAAAAGACAATAATAGTTGCAATTGGGGGTCGGCATGGCAAGGAACTTGAAATTAGTTTGTGATTTATTTCGCCACCGGGCTATCCGACTTCGACGCAGGAGGCGTAAAGAAGTTTTTCAGTAAATAAGCCACGCCCCCCGCGATAGCCGCCATGCCGATTTGCTTCCAATTGAATACAAACTGTCCATTTGCTATGGCTTGTTGAATAATCAGCAATGCAGGTGTGCCAACTGCCATGATAAGACCCTTTAGCACATCTCCCCAGTTCAGTGATAAGAATTTTGATTGTTCCATTGTTTTTTTATTTTAAATATACTACAAGTTTGCCAATTTATTTAACTCGTCCTGTGTGCCTGTAAAATAGTTACCATCCATATCCGTCCCATTCCAATTGTACGTCCACTGCCAAAATTCAGGCTGCTTCCCGGTATCATATCGGTTGGGACAGTTGGTCTGTAGCGAAGATAGCCACATCGGGTTAACTGGAAACCCATATCCGTGAAAATACTCTTTAGGATAGTTATTGTACGTATAGATCATGCAATCCCTGTTAGTGTGCTCTTTAACATAGCCCAAGAAGTCATTTAGGCGCGTTATAGCGATCTTATAGTTAACAGCAACCCATCTGTTAGCTTGAGCCGCGTCACTGCCTGTGAGGTCTTCTACGTCAACACAAGGCATAAGGCAACCCTCGTTTGAAAAGTTGATGCCTGTAGCTAAATAATGCTTAGCCTGGATTATGCCGTCAATACGAGGGTCAAAGAAATGATAGGCCCCTCGAATAAGGCCAGTAGTTGCTTTAGCCTCTTGCCATGAAGTGTTAAACGTCGGGTCTTGGTAGGTGTCTGCCTGAGTTGATTTGAACCAGATAAATTTTACACCTTTTGCTACCAAATCGGACAACGAGACTTTTGCATTCCAGTGAGATCGGTCTGTTCCGCGTATCATCTTCTCCCCTGCCTTTCATCCAACTCCATACAGAGGCCCGTCAAGAAAATGAACAGGGCAAATGCAATAAGGAAAAGTGTGAGTACCATATCTAAAGTTACTTACTCTAATCCATAATTCCAAACACTCAACATCTTATCGCCAATCAGTATGAAAAGGCAGAGGATAACCAAGCCGAACAGTAGCCATAGGAATGGATTAGGCGGGAGGTGAAAGCGGAGGTATTGGTCGTTCATATCAGTTAGTGAGCATTAACCAAATTGGAACACCAATAGACATTATGAGTAATGCTGCCCAAAGAAGGATGCTATAGAGCGTAGGTTTATCCATATACTAATTTAAGGAAAAGTTTTGGAAATAAAAAAGCCCCAAGTTAATGAGGCTCTTAGCTACTATTGGAAATCTTACAAACCTTTAGCAGTTTGCTTTGTCCAGTTGACAGCGAATGTCTTTTAAATTAACTATCAGCGCAGTTGTTTGTTTAGCTGGTAACAATTTAAACGCCTCTGGAAATTCTTTTTCGACATTGCTATAAGTACGTAAATTAAATACAGCGGTTTCAATATCAAATTTTAACTTTTCTATTGATTTTTTCAAATCGGCCACTATGTCAAATTGAACTCTTATTTTGGCTGATTCAGCGGCTGTAAACTCAGGGTATTTATTACGTTGTTTTGGATAATTTTTTGTTAACGCTAAATATTCATAATTAAAACCGTTAGTGTTTAAATAAACGGATTCGGTTTTATTAAACCATTCATGATACTTATCATAAGCATCCATTACCTGTGACGGAATGTGCTTTAAATAAATGTCGGTAGTAATTTGATGTAATTTTTGTTCTTCCTTTTGAAGTTCTTGCCTTTTAGGTAAAACAAGTTGATTGGCGACAGCTTCAGCTATCTGTTTTGTGATACGTGACATAATGTAAGATTTTAATTGAGCTACATTGCTCGTTGTAAATATACAAAAAAAGTCCTGACCTCGCGCCAAGACTCTACCAATTTATTACCTATGAAAAAGCGCTTAGCACAGCGCGTGAAAGGCTACTGAAACACAGGCCCGAACCATGTATTGTTGATCAGAAACCAGTGATTGGTCGGTGCAGCATTAACCCCAAAGCTAATTACAAATGGGCTGCTGCCGGTGGCATTCGTACAGGTTATTGTCACATTCGTCGGACTCTGTATGGCCGTTAAACTACCTTGAATAACGCCTGTTTGTGAATTTAGACTCAACGAAGCGGGAAGACTCCCCGCCGTAACGGCATACATCCCAACTCCCCCACTATTTGTGGGCTGAATGGTTATACTTGTATTCTGTTGTAATGCATAACTCGAAGCCGGATAACTTATTGACGGTGCTAACGGAGGCTGCGGATTTACCTGGATATAAACGGTGGCATTAGATACGCCACTTGCATTGGTTGCGCTCACAACATATGGCGTAGATGCCTGGGTAGTTAAAGCCTGCCCGGAAATTACTCCGTTAACGAATGTCAAATTGCTTGGTAAAGATGGTGAGATTCCCCAACTTGCTACCGCGCCCCCACTGCTTGAAGGGTTCAAGGTCGGTATAGTGCTGCTAACGGTTACATTTACCGTATTAGGATTGTACGTTATTTTTGGAACAGCTACAACAGGATTATTTATTGTGATCTGCAAGGGGACAGAGCTGCTGCCACCGCTATTCACACAACTAACTGTATACACCCCCTGCGCCGTTGCCACTGACGGCACTCCCGAGATTGCGCCCGTAGAACTCAATGTAAGCCCAGTAGGCAACGCAGGCGATACGCTAAACGTCCCATTGCCCCCACTATTCGTTGGCGCGCCTATGGATGCTGAAACGCCAACCGTAAAGATGTAGATAGTCGGATTGTATGCTATGTTTGGCCGAGTTGCCGTAGTCCCGCAGGCTGGAATCAGCGAAGATGGCAGAATATTCGCCGTAATGTTCGCTTTCCAAGTATTGGTAGCAAAGCCTACAGGAGTCGGTGACGGAGTTGACCCGAGGTAGTATTGCGTCTCCCCGTCTGAATAAAGCACATTCAGGTTATTATAGTTCGTCCAGTTCGTTTGGTTATAACTGCATTCAATCTGATTAGCATCTAAAATAGTGATTGCCTGATGCGATACCGGCGCATAGGTGCTGAACATTTGGTTATGATCAATCTTAATATGCGTTCCTGTGCCGTTGCATTGAATGCCGGAATATCCTGTATTAACGAGTATGTTATTCCTGCATACTTGGTATGACCCGCCCACATCCCCCATAATAATCCCCGCTGCGCCACTATTAGCGTCTGGCCAGAAGTAGTACTGTCCTCCTCTTACCCAGTTTCCTATAACCTGTATGGAGTCGCCCGGCAGGCCATTAGATTGGTAAACGTTCAGCATATCGTGAGGATGGATTGCCACGCCCGCAATGTTCTCTACCCTATTATTATTGATTTGGCTACCACCGCCATTAACGCCATTAAACTGAACCGCATGCCCGAGAAAGGCGGTGCTGATGCCGTTGATATTCAGAAAGTAATTGCCATTAACTTTTATCTGCGACGACCCTGATTGCGCGTATACTCCGAAACCAACGTTAGAAATATAGCAAGAGTCAATTGTGATATTGGTACAGCCATTAAGTAAAATGCCGAAGTTGGTGTTATTGATGATCTTACACTTGGTGATATGAACGTTGGTAACGCCGTTGCCTGTTATACCTACTGTATTCGCGCCTGCGAGGTCAATCAACTTGCCGCTTACTGTGGTATTAGACGCGAGTGTTATTGGCCCCGAAGTGGTGTACGGGCCGCAACCGGAGATGTATTGGGCATGGGTGAATAGGGGGAGAAGGAAAATAATTAGGGAGAGTAATCGTTTCATGCTAATAAAGTTACAAATTCATTTCGAGTCTTTTATAAACTCTTTTAATTCAGCGATCTTCTCGTCCTTTCGTTCTAACTCCCTTTTCAAATCCACATTGTCTACGTAAAGTTTAATAAACCCTGCTGCAAAACCTATGATAGCCAAAACCAGAGTAATAAGCCCCGCATCCATTACTGTGATAATTGCGCGCGTTGATGGATACGTGGAAACAGCTCATTGACATACTGCCCGATCTTATGAATCCATTCTGGCTTATTTTTTTGTATCACACGGTCAACGCCAAGTTCAAACAGCCGTTCGTAAATAGCATCGTCGAAGTAGGCCGAAATAACAATAATGTAAACACCCTTATTGATCTCGTGGAAGTGTTCGAGCGTAGAGTACAGGTCGTAACCAGGTACGCGCATATCGGTAATGACAAGGTCGGTGTCGGCAGTGAATGCAGCTATAAATTCCTGCGGCTCTTTGAAGGTTTTCAGGTCGTACACCTCATCTTCAAATACGTGCCTCATCCATTCAAGGATTACGGGTTCGTCATCGAGGCAAAGGACGCTGAGTTTCATGATATGATCTTTTTCTCTAAGGCCCAAATAGCTTTCTCTAAACTCTCAAAATTGCCGTTCAGCCTTTCAATGTCGGGCTTCACTTCTGTTCGTATAAGTTCCTTAACGGCCTCCTTTTGCTTGTCCGAAAAATATTTAAACACAAGGTCAAATGCTTTCCAACATAAACCAAAAACGGTACAATACGGCAACAGGTCTTCAAAAAGCTGCAACCATTGATTAGTAGGGATAGGTAAATTTGCCATCTTAGCTTTTATAGTAGCCATGCTTAATGAAGTTAATAACAATCAATACCGTAACTGCAAAAACCGAGCCGTTAAAAGCATAGAACAACTCTATTGGTTTATCTTGATGTAACACTGTGTGATGTGTAAGGATTATTATTAAATAGTTAACTAATACGCACAATATACAAATAAAATTTATATGTTCGTGATACCTATTTACAAATCCTGCCTTCCAATCGGCTACATAAAAAACGGTCATTCCTGCCGTTAGGTAATTGTAAAACAGTTTATAGGACTGAATATCGAGGCGCTTAATTTCAAATATATACAGGTTGAACAAAGCCAGATATAAGATTAGCGCGAATGTTGTTATAATGAGCCTTGCCTTCATCCTACGTCCAAAACGCATTCAGAGCCGTTCCAGTAATAGCCTTTTGGGCAGGTAGGCGTAGCCCCGCTTGTATTCGCCACATGCTTATTAACCGCCTCTTGTACCGCTTCCTGACCATGCTGATTAATCAGGTCGCTAATGATTTGTTGTAAGTCTCCCATTGTGATTTTAATTTAGTTCGTGTTTAAAAATATGTGTATGTTCTCCTGTAAATTCTCCATCAACCTTGCAATAGCCTAACCCAAGCGTGTCGCATCGTAACTGTGCCTGCTCCCAACTATCAGCCTCAATCAGTGGGCCTGCGTACTCCGCGAATTCGCCTGTATGCGGGTCGATGGCTTGTATGATGGTGGTGAAGGTCATTGGGTTAACTGAGTTATTCGTTTAAGCTGTGTGGATATGTAGCTATCCAAAGGGGTAATAAGCGACTTCCATTTGTGGTACGCTGTACCCACTAATGAAATTTGTGTGTTATAAATAGCTGTTCCATTTTTATCATAACCAAAAACACTTATTATAGTTACGGCTGTTGTATCGCGCGGAGAAAGAAAGGTATATGACATCGTTCTAACAGAATCCTTTGCCATATTTATAGGAATAGGTGCTATTTCAACTGCGCCCCTCGGTAGCCATATCTGATCGCCTAAAGCCACGCTTGTGACCCTTGTCTGCGCACTTGCTCCGATAGCTGCTATCAGGAATAATAATGTGATGTATTTTTTCATGTTAATTATTTGCTATAATCCACCAGTTTGCATTATCACTTTGAACGGTAACATATTTTTTATCCGCTGAAAGCGAATAAGTTGTTGAACCATCAATAGTTTGGGAACTTGTTGTTCCTACTGTCTGTGTATTAGTACCGTCGTTTCGTTTAATCGTATATATTCGCCCTAATCTGCCTACTGCTGTAGGTAATGTGATAGTTGTTCCGCTTCCGCTCGATAGAACGCTATAGTCATTGTCTGTTAACGTATAATTTGCCGATTTAGAAACAAAAGCGGTGTTTAATGACGCTACGTTAGTGTTACCGCTTGCTACATATACAGCATAATTATTTGTTCCTGTAGAACTTACTCCATCAATGTATAGAGAAGCTGTATTGGTCACAGTACCGGTACCTGAAAGCGTTATTGTTCCGGGTGCTTTTATAGCTACATTTGTCCCCCATGGAATAGTTGTTGCATTGGCCACTGAAAATGGCGTAGACCCAAATATTACATTGGCATAATTATCTGTATTGGGAACAGTTCCGGTGCTGCCTCCATTAAACATCACTCTTTGAGATGTTTTTGTTGCCCCTCCGAAAGTAGGATTTGTATTGTCACTTCCCATACTGCCACCACCAGTGGCCATGAAGTTTGTATTCGCTGGATTCCCTGCTGTTTCAAGAGCTGATGTAGCCAGTATATATCCTGAAACAATTTGCGTAGAAGCATTTAACGAATTTATATTTAATAATCCTGTATTATCTAAAGATGGGAAATATTGAAAAGCCCAACTAGATGCGCCGGTTCCAGATGTACTTATTACCGTAAAAACGGCATTGTTATTTGCCGCTATGGATACAATTGCATTACCGCCAGATGATTGTACATTTATAGTTGAAGTCCCCGTCAGTAGACTAACTATTTCATATCGCATACCCACGACTAGAGTGGATACATTCGGTAGCACTACGGTTTGCGCCTGTGTCCCTGTAAAATATTGTAATTTGGCAGACGAAACAGTTAATGTGGTAGTAGTATTTGTTGTCGCGGTTGTTGTATAATTATATATTAAATTATTAGCATTTACATTTGCATTTGCGTCACGGGACATGATAGTGCTTGCGGTGGCTGCATTAGTTGCATCAGAAGTAATCGTTACCGGCGCAGAGCCGTTATAAGAAGCGCCACCGCTGGTTAGGTGTGTTCCAAAAGTAAGAGTAGACCCTCCGCCCGTCCCATAATAAGTCGGGCTAATAGCTTTAATAGTCCCATCACTATGCTTTACCATCACAGAGTCTGTTCCTGCTGTACCCACAGGAGTTTGAGCGACAACGTTAGGTTTGATCGTGCTTAACGTTAATGTTAACGATGGCGTTTGTCCACCTGATGAAGTGCCGCTTAGCCCGTTTGCAGAGGCTACCGAAACGCTTTTTACATAGCCACCTAAATTAGTAGCCAACCTCCCCTTGCTTACCAACCCTGTTGAACTCGTCGTATCCACAACTACCTTGATTCCCGCCGTACCGCCATTGAAGGTAAACGGTACAACTCCGTACCCGCCACTAAGTGCATTTTGTGTCGTTCCTTTACCGCCGCCTCCACCGCTCACTACAGTTCCGCCCGTAGCAGGGATATAGATATACGCTATCAGTGCCTTATTTGCAGGGACATCCGGCTGCGCAGCATCAGTGCCAAGTGTACCGGATACCTTAGTCAGTACTCCAGATGCGTCGCCAACAATCAAATCATACCTGTTCAAAGTAGCGTCCTGCGCATCGATGGTCACATTCGTGCTGCTAGCTTTAGTGATCAGCAAGTTGTTCAGCCTGTATACACCGGATGGCACAGTAGCTGTTGTTCCGCTTATGGTCGTTGGAGACATGCCGCTCACAATGCCGTCAGGGCCAGCCACCCATTTCACGTAGTACGGAGTAGCTATCGCCGTAGTATCGACAATCCACGTCTGCGCCCCCGATCCATTGTAGTTAGAACCCGAAAGTCCGAATCCAGGTGCATGGTTGGCTAACGTAACATTTGACGAAAGAGCGAAGCCCGCAACTGTTGTAGACGTTGGTACATATCCATTTACCTTCGTCTGTAATTGTGCGAAGGTAGGGTGGTTGGCATAACTGGCTACAACCGTACTATCTATAGCATTTAGGCCGTCTGAACGCTTATAGGTTGAGGCCGTACCGTTTGCGGCTGTAAAGGTTAGTAACCCGGTCGGATTTCCTGCCGTGGCTCCGCTATATTGCGGTATATTTAAAGTACCACTAACCAACGTGGCCGCACCGCTTGTCCCCGTTGTGGTTAGCGTTAAAGTCTGCTGAGCGCCTATGGTATTATAGCTTATCGTTTTTGCTGATGACCCATCGAATGTAGTTCCGCTTGCTGCTCCTGATCCTGAATTATTAAAAGTAACGGCATTTGTAGTTGTGCCGCCGCTATGCGCAGCTACATAAGCCTCAATCCATTGTTTAGGCATTAAGGTGAGTGAGTCGGCTCTCCAATAGTCAGTGTATGATGTATACCGGATGCCAGTACTATCTATAGCATTCGATGCGCTGAGACCGTCTCCACCTAACCTAATTTGCACGGGATGACCTGATGTGTAGTCCTGATGTTGGATATTCATGCCGTCATTGGAATTACCCATAAGTATAGATGACCCTCTACCGCTTGACAGGTTTAAGGTATTTATCTCAAGGGTGGCAGACACGGGGCCAGAAGAACTACTAAATTCGGCGTTATCAGATCCATTATCTATATGAGCAACAAAACCACTATTCCCGAAATTATAATTACCTGTATATCCCGAATTTGTATCGGTAAATTGTAAGAAGTGGTTATTCAATGCAACTGTTCGATCTGACGCTAACGTTCCGTCACCAGTATAGATGGTCGGGCCGGAAACTCCACACGCTATACAATGTATCGTATCATTCACAACGCTGAATTGGGTAGTGTCAAAGTGAGCTGCATTATTGTGCAGTGTGTCCAGCATTGCCGTTAGGGTTACAATCTTAGTTGTATCTACACTAAATGCCTGCGCATTCAAATTTAACCCAAATCCCGGCGTATAGATTGCCTGACTTGACCAGTACAGATGCCCCGAGCCATCCGTTTGCAATACCTGCGCTGATGTGCCGTCTACGCTTGGAAAGATATATTTACCTGCTACTTTAATGGTATCTGCTCTCAATGTTCTTACCCAAGGATTGGCGTAGCTTTGTTGCACTCCCGGAATAGCGAATACAAATTGATTGGAAGGCCCTGGTGGAATAACTATAGTGACAGTGGGTGTAATCAGTGCCGCTCCAACAACAAGGCTATCAGCACCTACCGTTGGCTGTATGGGCGTAGGAGAAAGCTGACCTACTTTTATCCCTATCCCATTATTCGCTTTAATAGCATATACCGTCTCGTATCGTGAATAAATGGTGTCTCTTGCTTGTAATGTAAAGTTGGCAGGCGAAGATAAAGAGTAAACCTGACTATTTATGCGCCAAGTGCCAGTAGCTACAGTCAGAGTACTCGAAACTACTGACATTCCCAATCCAGTTAGAACGGTATTTGGGGGACTGTAAGGAAATATCGGATACCAACCCAATGTAGCACCGTTGTACCACCAACGAGTGCCTGTAGATGGCTCGTTATAAAGCGTAGTCTGCGTAACTTGAACAGGATTGACGGGCTGTGCTTGTTGGGCGAAGCACCAAGCAGGTAGTAAAAGCAGTATATATAGTAAAATCTTTTTCATTTACAGTAATTTTTCAATTGTAGCCGCCGCATCGTAAGTTATTGTACCAGTAACAGTCCAAGATATTTGAATTGTACTTAAAGATTGAGCTTGTATAATTGTTGATGATGCATTAGTAACCGGAGTGCCAGAACTTATACTTCCAAAAGATACCGTATGGGACGAACCGCCCAAATCATTATATGTTAGTGACACATCGACAGAGCCAGTTCCAGTTCTATAAAAAGACCATGGATTAATTCTTAATAAAGCGCCACCGGATGGTACACTATAGGATAGGGATTGATTAACATTAATTAAACCCGGTACGTTTATACTACTAACATTGTTTGTCGTGCCGCTTATCTTTGCGTACCGTGTATCCCCTTTTGGAAAGAAGTTAGCTACCGTCTGAAAAACCGTACTATCCACCTTTGGTGCAGCGTCACTACGCATGAATGTAGCAGCATATCCATTCACAGCGCTTGTACCTGCTGTCGCCGAAGGATTCGCCCCGCTAACAGTGCTTGAATTAGCCAATACGAAAGCCGTAGTTGCTATCTGAGTAGTATTTGTTCCTACTGTGGCAGTTGGAGCGGTGGGTGTTCCTGTAAGTACGGGAGAAGCCAGTAAAGCATAGTTATTCAACTTCGTCTGCATCCCTGAAAGCGAGTACGAGTTAGCAACTGTCCTCAATACGGATGTATCACTGCTAATAGTCCTGTTAGCCGCTAACGAACCGCCACCAGTTAGCCCCGTTCCTGCGCTTATGGTAGTCGATTGTAAAGCGTAGGTAGTGGATGCTGTTGAACTTTTCAGGTATCGCGTATCTCCCTTTGGGAAAAAGTTTAGTATGGTCTGTAGCTTCGTAGTATCGATTTGACTACTGACTGGCGCAGAGCCATTAAAGGAAAAAGGCTGCCCTAAAAATCCATATGTGAAGGACAGTGAGTGGGTGGTAGTGCTACCCGATTTAATAGTGTCTTTTTTGATATTACCACTCGCGTCTACAGTAACCATCATATCCCCGCTTACAGGTGATTGAGGAACGGTTTTAATGCGCAACTTATCTGGTATGATCGTAGTTTGGGCAGACGCACCCAACGTTACCAACAGAAGTATGACTATAAGTTTGGTGTGTAAGTTTGTAAGTCCCATTGTCCTGTTGATGAATTATCAAGTTTTTCGTATTTAGCAGGCACGTTTGGCAATAATATGAGTTGCCCCCAAAGTGCGGTTGGATATAACCCATTTAACGTGGCATTGTCAAGCAATACTGAGCTTGTATTAGTGATTGGTGGTGAAACGATATTTGCGCTTTCCGGCACAAAACCTGTTATTTGTATATATCCGGTAGTCGGCATGCCAAAAGTCCAAGTATAACTATCGGGTTTATTTACGTCACCGCCTAAATTTACTATTGTCGGCACTGTCCCCGTATCTTGCTGCACTGTAGCAAATGCGTCTGTAGTCACAAAAAGCTCAACAATAGCATTATCGCCATATCTATCAACGTAGGTCGCTTGAAAATCACTTAAAGATACCGTATCGACATTCTCAAATATAATTCTGTCATAATTAGCCTGCGCGTTAGTTACCGCAGTAACATCATACACTACAGTTGAATTTTGGAAGTTAGGGTCAAGATTATTTATCGTCGTGTCGAAGCCTACTAAACTGTTAAGGCAGTTGTATAAGGCCACCGTAGTCGTTGCGTCGTACTGGCCTGTGTTATACTGGTATTGAAGCGCATTAATATTCCTGTTTAACCTCCGTATGCTTGCCCAACTCAATTCATCATTACCAACACTCAATTGCACCAAATTAGCGGTACACTGATTTGCCATGAGCAAACTTGCACTTAGTAAGGTATTTTCTATGGATTGCGCTGATGGCATTAGCTTCCTGTAATTATAGCGTTTGCGGCAACAATGGCGTTATTTGCGGCATTTCCGAAGCCACCTAAAGCGAGGCGTAACGCCGATGTGTTATACAATTCAGCAATATCGGCGTAAGTAAGTTGCTCGCTACCGCAATTGCAGCTACAACCTAATTGGGCTATGACATTCACGTATGTGCTTAAATAGATGCCGTTAGCTAAATAGTTCCGCACGGCCTGATAAGTCCCTGTATTATCGGTAACATCAAGCGTGAATGACCAATAAGCATCTGCGGTAACTGCGTAGTCTGCTGTGGCGGATGTAGGCGAATCTATCACCTGCACCAAATCACCTAATGAATTGTATATGGTGAATGTACGGGCTGATACTGTACCCAAACCAGTTGACGTGTCGCTTAAGGTCAGCACTGTGCCTGCTGCATTGGAACTTACCGACATGGATGCTACTACTGCCATTTCTTAATAGTTTAAATAGTTGCGCCAGCAATGTATAGGAGTACTGAATAGTCTAAATACGCATCAGGAATTTGGAGCCTTATTATCAGAGTGTCAGAATTGGCTATCCCTGAGTCAATCGCCGTAAATGTATAAACATAGGTAGGCAACCCCGCTGCATACACAATGGCACACGAAACAACATTTACCCCCAAAGTCAAATACTTATTTGCTGTAACACTCCACACGCTTTGCAATGAAGACATTTCAAGGTCAAAGCCAGTGATATTAGAAAACGTTAAGGTCTTTGCTGAGGTGCTTAAAGCCCAAGTGTAAATATTGTTCTTATTACCCGCTAATACTGTTGCCATTGTCTTATTGTTTAGGGGTAAATATAGGGAATTTGGATATACGGTTTTTTGCGTTTAAATTTGAGGAAAGCAATATGGATTATGGAAGCGAACGAATTAAGAATAGGCAACTGGATTAAAACTCCAGGACAGTTACTAAAAGTAACATCTATTTCAGATTTTATGATATGCAGTAATAATTGGGGATTCGATAACTTTGAAGATATTGAGGGAATACCATTGACGCCTGAAATATTAGAGAAATTAGATATTAAAAAAATTAATCAGACGTTTTTTGATAGGGTACAATTTGGCAACGAGTGTTACTATGATATATCAGAACTGCGTTTGATATATAAAAACAAATCATTTTATCACGCTATTACTGGCCAGGATATTAAGATTAAATACCTTCACCAATTCCAAAACCTTTACTTCGCTTTGACCGGTAAAGAACTTGAAATAGAATTATGGAAAACTTCAAAGACTTCTTAACCGACGAGTTAACCGATATGCGCATATCCGCGCGGGAAAACAGAGATTTTAGAACATCCGACTTGATTAGAAATGAATTGGATTCAAGAGGCTCGTTTGCTATAGACAGCAAGGATGGGCAAGTTGTTTACCATCTTGGTAAAGGCTATACAAGAGAAAGTGTGTTGGCTAATATTAGGGATATTGATTTAAAGTTTAGAAGATGAAGTGTTTTATTCCTCCACATCCTGAAAATCATATCCACCTGTTTCCGAATTGTGGTACTTAGCCTCAAGTTTTCGCTTACTAACTTTTGACGCCATCGATTTAAGCCGCTTGGTTAGCTTTTCTTTTTCGACTTTATTGGTCGTTTTGGCTATCTCCAACTTGATAGCTTTAGCGCCTTCTGTTTTCATAAAGTCCTCGTAGAACTTTTGACGTTCCTGTATCTGTTGGTTGTTGAGTTTGTATTCATGGTCACCAATCATAATCTTATCAAACCCCGGATGAGGATTTTTGATAGAAACTTGTTCTCTCAATCCTGGAATTCCGGACTCTATACCTTGCAAAACAGACTTAGGCGCACGTTTGACCTGATTCCCTTCTTCATCTGTATCATAATGTTCAGCAACCTGTGACACCATATTAGGCACGATAAGACCCCGTAACGTGTTCCCTATGAATTGCTGCATGCTATTGCTATTTTCCATAGCTTTTACAGCCTCTTTTGGTGTTTCGTAAAAAGGCGTACTTTCAGCAAAATCATTAGCTGTTCCCATAGCCACATCACCTGCGGCTGCACGTCTTATTGTAGCGCCTAACTGCAAAAGCGTAAGCAATGGCGTATGTGTTAAAAAGTGTGGTATTTTAACTCCTAATATCGATACATCGTTGGCGGCCAAAGCATCATTCTCGTCACGTTTTTTACCAGGAATATAAAATCCGCCAAAGTTACCAGGAAGCGCATACCCCATAGCAACTAATCCTGCACCAATACCCTGCTTTTTCATTATACGTATCACATAGTCTGCCTGATCGGGCGTCATTTTTTCCAATCCTTTTCGCATGATATTAACCGCCTTTAAAGCGCCTAATATCGGTGTATATTGAGCCTTTTCAATCAAGTAGTTAGTAGGCACTTTAACTATTGGCAGCATAAGTTTTAATATACCTGCACTTATTTTAGCCGTTTTACCAAATTTTGTTTCGGATGATTTGCTTTCCAACAAACTCAACAGCCCTCTGTACGCAGATGTCGCCACATTATCCGCCATAAATATCTGCCTGTTGGCGTCTTTCAATGCTGAGATGCCTATTTGAAGCTGAACGAATGGATTTCCTGTGTCGACACCATGTTCTTCCGCGTACTTAGTTCGTAATAGGACACTACGTCTAAACTCATTTTGTTTGGCAAATTCTTTTTCGGCCGCGTGTATGTTACCTGCTAAGTCAAGTAACCTATCAACATCATAGTGCTCTTTTTTATCACCAAAGGCTGTGTCCAAATTGTCCAACTGCCCCTTAAACTTCTTTTTTACTTCGGCAATCGTATCAGCATTCCAAACAGTTTTAAGCGCCTTCCATTCCACATCCGGCACAAAACCATAGCCCTCACGTGGTGCTTTTTCAGCAATTTGTTTTAGTCCCGGCACTTGCCGTTCTACTGAACCAACCAACTCATGTAATGGCTGGCTCACGATACGGTACATAGAAGCCATACCAACCTTTGCCGCGCCTGAAAGGTTGAGAAGTAATTCAGCACGACGGTACTTTAAAAATTTATCCCATCCTTTCTCCCAATTGCCACGATTAGCTAACCTGTCTTTTTCCAGTTCAGCGTTAAACTCATCTCGCACCCGCTCCAAGTCAGCCTTAGCCTTAATAGCTTCAGGGTCAAGTTCTGTAGGTGGTCTTTTCAGTGCAGACTCAAAATCTTTCTCTGCCAACCTGCGCTGATATTCTTTGATTTGGTTAGCTGTACGTGTTTTGATGGCTTTGAGTGAAATATCAGGCTGCATAAGCTCGCGAACCTGCTTTTTCAGGTCTGCTATTTCAGCGCTGATTTGCGCCTTTTTACGTTCAGGTGCTTTATATTCCTTCGCCTGCAAGTCCTCTAGCTTGGACAGCAACTTAGCCTGCGTTTTTAAGGCGTCCAATTTAGCCTGCGATTCAGGCTTTGTTTCGCGCTCTACTGGTTTACCGTAGCCACTCAGCGCATCACGAATAGCACGTTTGTCATACTCCGACAACTGCTCATGTATCTTATCAACCAGATCTTCCAACTTATCGATACCCTCTGCAATGTAGGACTTCGCCAACTTTGCCAGTTCAGGTGAAATTTTGTATAGTTCCGCTACCTGCTGCGCAAATGGTATGGAAACGTTAAGTCGCTCAGAAGTACGCGCAATCTTTAACTTAGCGCGAATATCCTGAACCAACTTTTCACGGTTTTCACCACGCGACTCGCTGCGTTTGGTACGAGCTTCCTTACGCGCCTCAGCCTTCAACTTCTCAATCGCCTGCCGTTCCTGTAAATCACGGTTTTTTTGCGTTAGTTTATCAATGATAGCCTGATATTCCTTTTCGCGCTTATGGTACTCCTCATGTACTTTACGCAAATCCTCCCGTTCCTCAGTCGTCAATTTACGCCCCAAAGCCACCCGCTTCTTTGTTTCCAAGTTAGCCAATGACATATCATCCCGTATCATCATTTTACGGGCGTTTAAGCCTGCCGAGGTCTTTGAGCCAACTTTGCGCGACACTTCCTCTATCTTCTGTAAATTATCGCTTGCAGCGTCTAATTTAGCATCCAAATCAGTTGTATCGTGTCCGGCGTCTTGGGCTTTAACAATTTCCTCATTAACACGGTCGTATCGGTTCTTCGCCTCCGCAAGTGTATGGGTAATTAAAGCCACTTCAGTATCATCTACCGCACGTGGCTTATTATGCAATTCGTCTACTAATTCACGACCCGCATCAGGGTTTTCGTCAAGTTGCTTCATTGCGCCGTCCCAAATTTTACCGAAGTCTTTACGCGCTTCAGACATGAGTGGAGATAGGCCCCGTTTTTCCCTGTCCGTATCTATTTTTTTGTTTTTGATGGACGTTTCGCTGCCTTCTTCTTGTTTGACTTCCCCGCTACGTTCAGGGCTATTGCCACCGCCTGCTTCTGTGGTTTCCCTGCTGACATTTCCGTTTTGATGTTGGTCGATATTGTTTTGCGGCTCGACCCTTTCTGTAGTGGCATTTACTTCTTTTTGCCCATTTTCTTCATTGCTGGCTTGGCTTTGGCGGTTACTTTCTTCATCGCCTTTTTGTCCTGTTTCTTGTCCATTTTGCTGTTCTCGTATTTCATTTTTTTGTTGTTTTGATGTACGTTCTAAATTTTCCAAATCATATCGTGACGGGCTGATCTCCTCGCGAGTACCGTCGGTAGTCTTATAAAATTTACCTGCTTCTTCATCCTTGCTATAAGTCGTACGCTTCCCTGTTACGAGTTGCCGTATTTTATCATTAGCCTGGTCGATCTTATCAGTCAAATATTGCTCATGCGAAGATGCTGTTTCCTGTAACGAGGGGTCAAGTTGACCGCGTTGTGATTGCAATTCACCCAAATCCTTCTGCAGATCGTTTCTGTCCAATACCAAACCCACTGCCTTTTCTTTCTTAGGAGTCGCCATATCGGGTGGAAGTGACTTAACCGCACCTGCTATTTTATCTACATGATCTTTGGTAGCCTGTACTTCTTCCGGCGACCATCCCTGTTCCTGACCATGTTGCTCAAGTGTGGACTTCACAGATTCAGCATCGTTTGGATGGTCAAGCAGGTGTTCAACGACACTATTTTTGTAGTTTGAAAGCGGAGTTAGTTTAGTCAACTCACGACCCATTGGTATGGCAGCAAATAATGGCGCATCTTGCGTAACCATTTTGTACTCGTTCGCGGCCAAATCGCCCGGAGTTTCGTTGAATACTGGTTTGTTGTTAATAGCGTCTACGGCCTTGTGTAGCGCGAAGTTGCCCACGTTAAGTTTGGTTAATGTTTTAATAGTATTCATGTAATGCGTAGCCGCCTCTAGCGGGGCGCGTTGCAGCTTTTCAGCAGCACTATTCGCACCCTTCAACAGTAGGTCTTTGAACGCTGTACTGGAAAGGTCTTTCCCGGCTGCTTCTTTTAGCGCGTCTAAGGCTACCCCCGTACTAATTTGCCCTTTCAAAGCACTTGGCAACTTTCCGAACAATTTGAGGTCTGACAGCGCCAAATTCACCACTCCCGTACCCTGTATTAATGCTTCTTTGGCAATAGGATTGTCTATTTGCAGCTTATCAGCTAAATCTTTACCCTGGCCAACGCCTTGTAGAAACATTAATGCTTCAGGTGCTTTTGAAGCCTCACCTCCCGCTATAGTTGGCGCAAATTCTGCCGCCATCCCTGCCGCCGATAGTATCTTACTGTTTTCGACTTGCGCAATGTCGTTTTTAGTTTGACCGAGATTAGCCGCCTGCGATAGTTTGCCCATAACAATGTCATTGCCAATATCTGCTGCGGGGCTGCCTAAAGCCTTATTCCATTCGTGCGTAGCGCCCTTGATAACGTCTACTGTGCCGCCCAATGCTTTACTTGTCAGATATTTTGTAGCGCCAACAACCTTACCTACCGGAGTATCCATAAACTTCCAGTGCGCTATTTCTTCATCAGATGGCTGCCTGAACTCCTCCGGCTGCCTGTTAGCTGCCTGACTTATCTTTTGCCACGTTTCTTTAGTTTGTGGATCAAGTTTTGCGTAGTCGCTTTGCAATTGCTTGTTAGCCTTGTCCACAACGGCTTGCCTGTTCGTTTCCTGTTGTTTTTTTTGACTGTCAATATACTCCTGCGTATATGGCGCAGTTGACGGTTCAGTAAAGGTCTGGATACTTGGGATAGTCCCTAATCCACTTGGCAATGAGGGTAAGGTAGAGTTTGAAGCGTTCCCAACAGGACTTTTTTTTTGTGTTAGCAATCCTAATGGGTCACTTTGCTTAGTTCCTTGTGGTGTTAATATTCCAAGTGGGTCTTTATCTCCGGGAGTCATATTATTTCAATGTGCCTAATTTTAACGCTTCTTTTATTTGATCTTCGGTATACCCTAATTTAAGTAATTCGTTGTGATTGTACGATTTGCCATTAACCGCCTTGTAATTTTGTTGCCCTTGTCCATAAACAGGCGTCTTATTCAACCCGCTCAAAGCTGTACGTACATCTTTTTGGTTGGCTACGTTCTTTGGTAGGTTTTCGTATGGCACTAAATGATTTATAACAGGGGCGTCGGGGTTTAACGGGTCTTTTTGCTGAACGTGTACCATGCGTTTGTATTCTACAGCATTCGGATTATTTTTTATAAATTCCGGTTGAGCAATAGTACCCCCTAAATCATATTTTACTCCCGGAGATTTATATTGTTTTATAACCGGGAAGTCGCCTGCCCCAACTATAGCATATGTATCTGATGAGTTTAGATTTTTTTCAGGTTTGCCATTTTCCATATTAATACTTTGCGCTCCCGCAAAATTCTTATTTGGTAGCGATAAAGGCACATAGTTTGGCGCATGAACCACGCCTCCTTTGGCAAAAGGTATAGTTATTGATTGCGGCTGTGCAGGTGGGCCATTTTGTCCATTAGGATTATTCTGCCAATCCCATAGTTTGTGTTCATAATACAGGTCTGGCCTATAATTCGGCTTAAACTCAGGCTTCGTCTTTTCATTAACCGCAGTTTGTAACTGTCCATTTGGGCCAACTGTCAAATCCCCTCTATCAATAGCATTCTGGCGTAATCTAAGCATCATAGTTTCCTGCGGGTTCTGACAGT